CGATGGTCTGTCCGAAGTGCCTGGAACGCGGAGAGCCGCACGGCTCGGCACAGATCATGGTGAAGAAGTCGCACAGGCGATGGCAACTCGACACGAAGCGTGCGGGCGAGGTCGTGCCGGTGTTCGACCCGTTCCACAATCAGATGATGGGGATTCGGATCTGCGGAACGATCAACGCACAGGACGAGATTCTGCGTTGCTCGAACTTCGGCTGCACGTGGGCGGTGAAGATCGCGGACAGCAAAGTCGAGGAAGTCTGAGCGATGGTGTTGTCGCAGCGGCTTCCGGAGGAGACGAAGCAGACCCGCCGAATGGTGGACGCGGTACGAGAGATTCTGGGGATGGACCCGCTGTACTGCGGCGGTGAGCCCGAACCTCCGCAGCACAGGAACAGAAGGAAAACACATGAAGATCAGACCGCTCAACAATCTTGTTCAAGTTCGCCGTGACCCTCCAACCGACGTGACCAAGGGAGGCATCGTCATCCCCGACTCGGCGAAGGACAAGCTCACGAAGGGCACCGTGGTCGCGGCGGGGCGCGGGAAGATGTCCGCGCATGGGCACTTCATCGAGACGACGCTGAAGGTCGGTGACCGCATCGTGTTCGGCAAGTACAGCGGCTCGGAGGTCGAGAGCCGCGGCGACGAGGACTTGATCTTCATGGCTGAAGACGACGTGCTCGGCGTGATCGAGGAGGAGTGAGCCCATGATCGAGTGCAAGAACAACAAGGACGACAACGGCAACCCGACCGGCGGCACCGTGCGAGGTACGGGCCTCGTTATCGACTGGCAGGATGGCCCACTCGGACGTGGCGACGACCGTCAGAAGCCGAACGGCGCGTTCGTGGAGGGCGTCGTGCAGGCGACCATCCAGCGCATCGCATTCTACCAGGCGTCGAAGTTCTCGTGCCGTGAGAACGCCATCGCGCTCACGCACCTGGAGACGGCGCTGCTGTGGCTGCAGAAGCGCACGGCAGATCGCGAGGCACGCGAGGTCGAGGGAACGCACACGAAGTAGCTCGTGTGCACAGGAACAGGAGACGAAGTGATGGCAACAAAGAAGAAGGTCTCGAAGAAGAGCAAGCGCACGGTGCACCGCATCGGCAAGCCGGCGCCGTGGGCGAAGAGCAAGATGGCCCAGGGGACGGTGACAGTCACGCTCTCACTGGAGCACGTGTTCGCGATGTTCGACACGCTGTCGAAGAACCTGATGACCCCCGCGTACCAGAAGATGCTGCGTTCGGCGCTCGATCAAGTTATTCGCGAAAAGGAGCAGCGAAATAGCAAGAGCAAAAAGCCGAAGCGTGACCCGGGCCTGAACTGAGAGCACATGTCGGAACTCACTGAACAGCTAGCTGCCTTCCGCTCCCCGTCTTCCGTCTTGGACGGCGACGGAGCAGCGCAGGCTCCCACCGATGAAGAGCTTGCCCGCCCCGTCGTGGCCCCCGGCACAGACGCTCTGCTTCCGTGCGGCATCGAGTTCCAGGCGGGCTGGGACGTCCTGGAGGACGGGCTGGCCCGGCACGGGCGCGCTCAGGCAAAGGCCCTGGCGCGCACGGGGCTCCCGGTGATGCTTCGGCGTCTGCACAGACCGAAGTTTATGATGGAGGACGACGTGGACCCTGGCGTCCGCGCGAGCGTCGGGTACATGCGCGACACGTCCGTGGGGTCTGTGTCGGTGGCGATTCGCCAACTCGTGATCCACGGCTCGACGTTCCTGGAGAACACGGTCGCCCCCGCGGGCGCTCGGATGTCCGGGTTCTCGAACGAGGTCGGGGTCTACCGGTCAACCATCGTCTACACGCCGTGGGAGCGCACGACGGTGGCCCCCGCCATCGTGGAGGTCTTGAACCGCTGCGCGGAGACATGGGTCCACGGCGAGTGGTGCGTGGACATCTTCAAGCGAGCAGGTGTCGAGCGCGTCTACGCGATCCCGATGCCCTACGATCCGGACACGAGCCTCGCCTGCCAGGTGTCCGCGCCCCGCGGTTCGGAGACTGTGCCGGATGGGAAGCGGTTCTACGCCATCGGCAAGTGGGAGCCACGGAAGAACTACGACGCTCTCCTCGGGGCGTTCCTGCAGGAGTTCTCGCCGAAGGAGCGGACGTCGCTCTTCATCAAGACGTACGAGTGGGGCTCCTGGGAGAACTACCCGTCCGTGGAGGAGTCCATCGCGAAGTGGCTCGCCGATCCAAAGGTACAGGCGAAGGGCTGGACGCGGCGGAACTACGGCAAGCGCGTTCGCGTGCTGTCGAAGAAGATCCCGGACGAGAAGATCGCGCAGCTGCACCGGGACAACAACATCTACGTCACGTGCTCGCACGCGGAGGCGTGGGACATCCCGGCGTTCGATGCGCGCTGCGCCGGCAACCGCATGGTCTACACGGGCTGGGGCGGTCCGGCGGACTTTGCCGGCGACGGAGACAGCGGCGTCTGGACCGGTTTCGTGCCGATGGAGCCCGTGCATCCGGGGTACGGATGGGAGTCGAACGCGCGCTGGGCGAAGTGCGACGTCCTTTCTCTCCGTTTGTCTTTGCGCGAAGCGCAGCCGCCGCAGCGCCGCATTCACCCACCGGAGTTCTACCGAAAGTACGGGTTCGGGGCCGTCGGGGACATGATGGCGAAACGGATCGAGGAGCGGTTCCCGGAGGCGTACGAGAAACTCATGGCGGCAGGGGGGTTCGGGTGAGGCTGGGCGTCCCCACGCTCTGCTGCTACGAGGCGCTCGATCGGCTGATCGCGTCTGCGGAACGTGGCAGCGAGAAGCCCGACGGGTACGTCATCATCGACAACGGCGGAGGGTACGAGCCGAAGGCGCAGAACGTCGAACTGATCCGACCAGGCAGGAACCTCGGCGTTGCCGCCTCGTGGAACATGCTTCTTCGGAGCGGCGAGACGATGGTGATCTCCAACGACGACATCGAGTTCGAGCAGGACACATTCGCTCGGTTCGTCGAGGCTATCGCAAAGTCGTGCCTCGCTCTCTCGCCGGCCGGCTGGGATCTGTTCGCGCAGACGTCGGAAGCTGTCGCCAGGATCGGCTGGTACGACGAGCAGTTCTGGCCGGCCTACTACGAGGACTTGGACTACGCGAGACGAGCATCGCTTGCGGGTATCGAACCGATCGTGGTGGATGCGCCGTACAAGCACGACCGCTCGCTGACGCTGCGCACCTCTTCGGAGGCGTGGGTCATCAGGCGGGGCTCCGTGCGGAGTCACGAGCACTTCATCCGAAAGTGGGGCGGGTCACCGGGCGAGGAAACGTACACGGTTCCGTTCGGCGGACTTCCTTGTAAACCAACTGGGTTGCGATGAAGGACAAGCAGCCCGACAGCCGCGACTGGATCCCGCCGGAGGACATGGTGGATATATTCAAGTCGCTCAACCGCGCTAGGTCCTGCATGGGCATCGACGGCGATGGTCAAGAGGAAGCATTGAACTACCTGATCGATGCGGTGGCGGAACTGGCGACGTACATCGCCGGAGACAGAGGACGACATGGCTGACCCAACCGGACCTGTGTTCAGTGACGCCTTCGTCGATGCGATGAAGCGCGTCGAGGCCAAGCGACTCATGCCGGAGCCTGTGAAGCAGAAGCTCCTGCGGCGCAGCGGACTCATGCAGCACGAGATGCCGAACACGAACTTCGCCGTGTTCAACTTCCTGGGATGGATTCACACGCAGGGCAAGCTCCGCCAGGTGAAGGCACGAGCGTGAGCGAGCCCCGCGTCCGCATCTACGGTCACTCGCGAGGAGAGCACTCGTTCCCGCAGGTCACTCGGGGCATGTGCCGGGCGTTGGAAGCGGCTGGCGAGTTCGCGGGCTTTTGCCCCATCGACCGCGACGCGGACGAATGGGAGGAGGCGCTCGGGCCGGACGCCCCGGTGTCCCTGAACATCGGGGCTCCGATGGGGCTCATGCAGGCGCACCGCATGGGCTCGCACCGCTCACACTGGCTCCTGCTCGCCCCGAACAGCGAGAGTCTCCCGAAGGGGCTGATGGAGGCGCTGCTGGCTCCGTCCGACGTGCTGCCTCGCGGGCTGCTAACCGGCGGTCTCCTTGCCCCGAGCGCATGGGCTGCTGCCGTGCTCCGTCGTGCGGCGCCAGCCACCATGCCGGTGGTCGTGGCCCCGCACGGGGTCTCTCCAGAGGTACACAAGATCGACCGGGAGGCGCGCGACGCCGCGCGGACGTCTTTTCGACTCGGGCAGTTCAACGTGCTGCACATGACGAGCAGTGAGACGGAGCGCAAGGGCACGAAGCTCCTGCTCCGCGCCTGGAAGCAGGCGAAGTTGGAGGGCTTCCTGCCCAAGAGCGCCAAGCTGTTCGTGGCGATGAACCCACAGCACATGTCCAAGCTCCGCTGGTGGTGCGAGGATCTCAACCTGGGCGACGACGACATCCAGGTGTCCCCAGGGCTCGTCTACGACCAGGCCGGAGTCGCAGGCATGTACGGCTCGATGCACGCCGTCTGTCAGCCGTCGCGAGGGGAAGGCTTCGGCATGGTCCCCCTGGAGGCGCTGGCTTGCGGCGTTCCGATCATCGCTACGGCATGTACCGGCCACGCCGAGTACCTCGGGATCAGGCCGCCTGGGACCGTCATCGTCGAGCACCACGCGCTCGCCCCGATGGACGACTTCCCTGGTTCGATGGCTCCGATCGTCACGCAGATGGCGATCCGGGACGCGCTGGCGTCGGCGTTCGTGGCCTGGGAGTCCCTCGCGGAACGCGCAGAGCAAAACGCAGAGGCCATCGCGTCCGCGTGGTCTTGGGAAAACAAGAACGTGCCGGCGATCCGGCGCATGATACAGGAGGCAGAGAAACATGTCCGGTGAAGCACAAGCAGAGCAGGTAAACGAGAACGTCGGCGAGCGTCCTACGGGGTGGTTCGCCTTCAACGAGAAGCCGGTGATGATGCAGCTGCGGGAGCCGTACATCGGCTGCACGTATGCCTACCAGGCGACGCAGGACGAGTCGTCCGGCGGCGTGCGCGCAGTGCCCGTGCTGAGCGGTGTGCTGCATGTGGAGCCGGACGGGTGCGGAGGCGTGATGCTCGTCGTCCAGATGCCGACCGGCCACGGGAGTGACTTCGCGATGGTCGCGCTCAAGCCTGCCGATGTCGTGTACTGCACGCACATCCATCAGTCGCGGATCGTCACGCAGTAGTCGTGAAGTCCCAGGCGTTCCGGGAGTGGCTGGCCGCGCGCCTCCTCGGGATGAGGTACGCCACCATCCGGCTCTCGGACGACGAGATCGACCCGCTCGCGAAGCAGCTGGGCGTAGACCCCGACCTGCTGCTGGAGGTGAGGGCACAGGCGCGTGTGGCTCTGCACGAGAAGGGACTCGCTCCTCCGATGTCGAATCGGAGGAACAGACACCTGCAGCGAGTGATCGACGACTCTGCTCGCTTGTACCAGTACCTGCTCTGGATGCCGCCGGACGTGTTCGCCGCGTGGAAGGAGGAGTGCGAGCGGCGCGGCGTACATGGTCCGGCGCTTCTGCGTAGCTTGATTCACGAGTACTTGCTCGGGACGCATGAGCCGCAGCCGCTGAAGACATGGGTCTGGAAGGGGAAGCGTCTCCGCGGCTACCGAGCGCACTGCTTGAAGGAGGCCGCGGTGATCCCGCAGGGAGCGAAGCGCGCTCTGATGCGCAGAGCGATCGGGCGCGGGACACAGGCCACGCTCATCGTCAGGGGCCTGGTCATGGAGGCGCTGAGCGGGGGGCACGCGGGCATCCCTCTGGTGCAGGCCGGGATGATGTTCGACGACGAAGACCGCTATAACATGGGACTTCCTGCGCTTCTTGACCCGACAGGCGACGCCCAGTAGCCTCTGGGGATGGCGTTCGCTCCCGGTGTACGCGCCCGCGTCAAGCTCGCTGGGCTGGGACTGTCCTCTGGCTCCGTGAATCCGCAGCCGCCGCTCGTCGGGGTGGTGCAGAGCTACGCTGCTCCGGTCGTGGTCGCGCTGATGGAAGACGGTCGGCTACTGACGACCAACGACACGTTCCTCGACGAGATCGTGGCGACGCCTTCGTTGATCGCGAACATCTATCTGGACAAGGTCGTCGTTGGTGTCGCCGTTGCCGCGACGGCAACAACCGCCTTCGTACCGTACTCCGACGAGTACATCGGGCGCGTCGTGGACGTGTACGACATCGGTGTCGGCTCGACGCGAGTGCTGATCCGGTCGCTCTCGAACGGCATGTACTACGAGCTTGCGGCCGCAGATGTACACGTCCTGGAGGATCGCTGAACCATGGCCCTCAACAACATCGTCTCGCCGCGCATCCCGCAGGGCGCTCCGATCCAGCCGCAGCCCACGCACTACGGCATCGTCACGACGGCGGCGGCTCCCAACTCGGTGACTGTCCTGTGGGACACCGCAGCGCCTCCCGTGGCCTACGTGGCCGCCACCGACGCCGCTCTGAACCTCGATGTGGTCGAGACGGCCTCTCAGGCGACGCGCGACAAGTTCCGCGGTAAGACCGTCCTGCGGATTGCCCCGAGCGGCCCTGTCCAGGGTGACCCCGCTGGCGGCACATCCCGTGAGTACGTCGGCACCGTCGTGGGGATCTACCGCCGCCGCCCGCTCGACCAGTCTCCGCCTCCGCCGGGTGGGTTCCCTCCTGGCCCAGAGTACCTGCTTGTGAAGTCTGGAGACCTCTTCTTCGAGGATCTCGCCTCGAACTTCACGGTTCGCTGACATGTACCGAGCAGTGGGACTCGTCCCGGCTGCTTTCGTGGAGGCGCCGTTCAACGAGGCAACGGCGTACGACTACGTCTACTCTTGGAATGGCACCGCCTGGGTTCTGGAGCGCGAAGGGTGGGTGACCGAAATGAACTTGGTCGCAGACGGTGGCAGAATCCTGGACCGCCGCCCGTACGATGATCTGCTGCATCTGAAGCCCCCGCCCTATCGCGCGGTCGTGCGGTATTACTTCGCAGAGCGAGCGGGCAAGCGCTTCTGGCAGCGCCTCGGCGTCGACACGAACTACTAGAACGGCAGCGACATCGCCGACATCATGCGGATCGCGCTCGGAAGAACGCTCTCCGCGTTGGCGACGTACTGGGCTCCGGCCATGTACGCGCCGAGCGTCATGTACCTGACGCCAGCAGGTTTACGCCTCGGGTTGAACTCCAGTCCCTCGGCGAACTGCTCATCGGACTGCTCGCCCCCGTCCGTGCCGCCGTACAACTGTTCATCGGCCTGCTCGCTCAAGCTGCCGATCCCCTCCCTTTCCTCCTCTCGCTCCTGGGGCTGATCCCCTCGCACCGTCGCGAACCACTCTGGACCTCCTCGCTGAAGCAATTCCAAGTCTTCCGCTTCCTTCTCCTCGTAGCGTCGAGCGGTCTCCGGGGCCCGCTTCGGCCGTTCACCGGCGCGACGACGCAGCACGGTGGGCCTTCCCGACGCCAGGACTCCTGGGGTCTGTGCCGTCGGCTCGACTGGAGCGGAGAAAACCGGCTCTGGCTCGGCTGCGGGCTGCTCCTCCTGTCTTGGTTCATCCATAGCGAGCAGCTGACGAGCGCTCGGCCGGCGAACAACCACTGTCCCGCCTCTCGTGACGACCTGTCCGGACTTCACCGCGCTTCGCGCCACGGCATCCGTGATCTCCTGGCTTGGTAGAGCCACCTCGGCGCGCACTGAATCTACGACCAGGCCAGCTTCGATGACCTCGTCCGCGCTCTTGGGGTCCAGTCCGTTTTCGGCACCTACCGCGCGCAAGGCGTCCTCGTCCTGGTCACGTGTAGAGATCATCATGCGCTGGCTCGTGCTGCGAACGCCGTTCAGCCAGATGAGCTTCGCTTCCTGTCCAGCCAGACCCTCCTCCGCCATGCGCCGCTCGATCTCTTCAGGGCACGGGAAGATCCACGCCATGTACGAGAGCATCACGGAGTAGAGCAGGCTGTACTCGGACGAGCGCTCCCCTCCGCGCTCAATCGGGATCCCGTGCCGCTTCACGTGCTCCCACATACCTCTGGCGGCGCGGCGCACCACGCACTCGGAGTCGCGTCCGTCGTACCACTCAGCGAAGTGCTTCCGGAACTCCGGCGTGTGCGAGATGGTCTTGTTCGTCATGTCGAGGCGCAGCGTGTCCGCGTCGAACATCCTGCTCTTGAGCATGTTCGGATCGACCTCCGTGACAGGCACAGACGGGAAGGCCATGGCGAGCAACTGCTCGATGCTGGCCTCACGCCGCTGACGCTTCTTCAGCTTACCCTCCTTGAGCATCTGCACAGGGTCGGGCACGCCGTACTCGTCGCGTAGCTGATCCGTCAGGAACTTCAGCGTGGCGCGCTCACTGGTGCGAGCCTCGCCACTCAGTCCACGAAGCGCGCTCACCGTGTCGTAATACGTCTGCAACAGCAGACGCGCCTGCTGGATCCGGATCGATTGATCGTTCTCTGTGATGGCCACTTCGGTCTTGAGTGCCTCCTCGCGCTCCGGGGTGAGCTTCTGCCCCGTGACGGCCCCGAGCCACTTCGCGAACCACTCCCACTCCTCCGGGTCGTTTTCGTAGATATCGTGAATCGGGTCATCCACGATGAACCAGTCCGGGAGGGTCTGTGCCGGGCTGACGTCGGTGATGCCCGCGTCACGCCATGTTTCGCGGAACTGGATCCACTCGGACCGCTCGGTCTCGGACTTGCCTTCGAGACGCGCGATCTCCTCGAAGGCACGTACTGTGGCCGTGTAGCGCTCGGCGTTGGTTTCCAGCCACTTGACGATGTACTCCTCGTCATGTGAATGGATCTCCTCTCCGAGAATCGCTTGAGCCCCGAACGGCTGCCAACGGAACTTCTGCTGTGTGCCATTCAGTAAGCCGACCTGAATCTTCAGGAAGGCTCCCCACCAGCGGTCGAGCCCGAAGGCGCGCGACGGCGAAGTCGTCAGCCATCGCGTACGCATCCCGTCGACCTTCTGCCAGAGCAGCTTCGAGTGCGTCTGCATCACCGATGGGTCCATCTGCTGCAGCGAGAGCACGGGAATAGGCGGCACCACAACGATATTCGGTGGGTCGAGCTTCGTCCGTCTGACGTCGGCCTTCACCTCGCCGTTGGCGGTTGCGGTGCCACGAGCGAACCACGGCAACAGCGAACTTGAGCCGAGCCCGTAGTTGATGGGCCACGGGTCGTAGTGCTTGGCGAGCCACCCGTTCCCTTGCACCATCTCCACGCCGCCATCTTTCGTGTACAAGGTCGCGCCCTGCTTGCCTCTTTTCGTTCTGCGCTCGGCAAACGTGAACTCGATCTTCTCCTGCCAGGCGGCACGGTCCTCCTGAGACTGACCGGGCTTCAGCGGTCCTCTGCCCGCGTAGCCCCACCATGGCGACGGCGGCGATATGTTCCCGCGAATCTCGGAGCCAGGCGGGGGCATGGGACCTTCTGGGACCAGCGCCACCAGGCGGTCGTTGATGGGCACGACGGCCTCGGGGTTCACCTGCGGGGACTGTGCCGGTAGCACCTTCTCCTCCGGCGGTAGCGCCGCCACTCTCTCCCGCTTGGGCTTTGGAGCCCGCGGTCGTTCCGCCGGGGGCGCGGGTACGCCGTACGTCTCGACCACCGGGCGTGGCGCACGTACCGGAGGCTGCCTCGGTGGCTCTGGCTCCGCAGGTGCCGGGGGCTCGCGCACGACCCCAGTCGAGATGTAGTCGAGAATCTCGTTCTGTCCGGAGAGCGCCTCGGGACGTGTTTCGGCCTCGACATAGCGCTCGGTGGTGGTGACTGAGCCGTGTCCCAGAATGTGCTGGATCTCGCGCAGCGGCTTGCCCTGCTTCGCCATCGCCGTCGCGGCGAAGTGACGGAAGGCGTGACCGTGTACCAGCGCTGTCTCCTCGTTGCTGAAACCGGCTTTCTTCGCGACGCGCTTCAGCATCGCGTCGACTCCGTGCCGCGTCATCGCGCGCCTGTAGTCGGGGCGCACGTTCGCGTTCGGTTTGAACTCCTGGTAGTTGTGCGTCGAGTTGGCCCCCCAGAAGTTCACCGACGGGAACAGTGGCGCGTCCGGCTCCTCGGCGAGCATCTTGTAGCGCCATGCTGGCGACGTCGGCTGCAGGTAGTGCTGCGAGGCGGGATCCTCGCTCTGTGTGCCCGCGAGCGGCACATGCTTGGAAAGCTCCGACTGGAAGGAGTTGAGCGCCTTGAGCGCGTAGGGCGGATACGGAAGCCGCTGCCGATGGCCTCCCTTGCGCACCAGTTCGACGGTCGGCGGGTTCGCGCGGCCGTCGTACCAGCCTGGCCACCGCTGCGCCTCTGCGGCGGGCGGTCGGTCGCGTCGCACGCGAGTAGCCTCGGTGAGCCGCGCGCCTGTCAGGACCAGGAACCAGAGCAGCGCGGCGTCGCGCTTCTCCGCGAGCGACGGGCCGTCCACGGCCTGCAGAAGCCGCTCGACCATCTGTGGCGTGAGTCTCCCGCGTCGCGAGGCGGCCACCTTGCTCTCGGCGGCCATGCCTTTGCGCACGCGCCCAGCGAGATCGGCGAAGACGTTGTACTGGAGCAGCGCGCCCTGCCCGGCCATGTTCTCGCCGGTCGCCAGCACATTCCAGAAAGACGTGAGCGCCGCGAGGCGCACGGAGACCGTCCCTCGGGACACGGCGCGCGGTTTGGGCAACGTGTACGAAAAAACCTCGTCGAGCGGCATCTCGCGTACCCGTCCGTTGATCGGCAGCAGCACGGTGAAGACGCTGATCCCGATGCGCGCGTCCTCGCGACGAAGCTCATCTATCGTCGGCGACCGCACGAGCAGATCGTGTAGGACCATCCGACCAAGCTCCTTGGTGAGCCACACGCGATCGATCTTGGTCGTGTCCGAGCGCGAGGAATGTGCCGCGGCTAGCCACGGAGGGATCTTCGCCGCGATGCTGAGCACGTCTGCCGAACCGAGATCGCGCACGATCTCGTACAGCGCCAGGCGCTCCTGTTGGTCGCCATCGCGGAGGCGCTCGCCTTCGAGCGTGTACGGCCGCGCCGTGAGCCACTGGACATAGTCCTCCGCGTCCTTGCGGGTGACCTGCGGCGGCGGGATGATCCGTCCGTACTTCGAGGCGATCCACTCGAAGAACTCGGTCAGCGCGTAGGCGTACGCGCGCCGCGTTGCGGGCGAGTACACACCCATGTACGGCTCGTAGGTCGCGCCAGGCTCGGGCCTTCCGGTGAAGCGCGCGATCACAGCGGCGTACCGCCCAGCCGTGTCGGGATCGCCGCCCGCGAACGCCTCGGTCCACTGAGTCAGCGACTCGGGGCCGGTCTTGCCCCGGAGCACGGCCAGTTCCGGTCGGTTCGGCCTCGGCATACCGTTACCCTAAACTGTTCGGCGTTCCGTTTCTAGCCGGGTTCGGGTAGCTTGCGGACGTGTCCGCCAGTCGAATAGCCAAAAGCCTGTGGGTCGGGTCGGCTCCCTCGCCTGGGGACTATGTCGGCCAGATCGACGTGATCGTGTTCACGGCCGACGAGTACCAGCCCGCCGCAGACATGTTCCCTGGAGTCCGGGTCCGGCACTTCCCCTTCGACGACTCGTCCCGGCCCACCGACCGCGACCTGGCGACTGCCTGGGCAGCCGCTCAGGCGGTGGCGCGCGACCTGCGCGCGGGTAGGCGTGTTCTCGTCACATGCCGGATGGGGCGGAACCGATCGGCTCTGGTCGCCGCGCTGGCCCTCTACCTGACCGGGGGAGATTCCGGGGAGGAGATCCTGGCCCTGGTCCGAAGCCGCCGCACGGACGATCTGGGCGTCCAAGCGCTCTCCAACCGGGCCTTCCAGGCGTACTTGAGAGCGCTGCCCTAGCGGCAGACGGTGGCCGCTCCAGGTAACGGATTCAGCACCAGACATCCGCACCCGGTGTAGTACCCAGGGTCCGGACCGATGCAACACACTCCCCCCAGCGGGCATGTGACGGGGTCTTGGCACGTGATCGATGGCCCGCAGGCGTGCAGCCAGGCCGGTTCCTGGCCCCCGGCGCCTCCGGCGCCCCCCGTGGCGGCCGGAGCCCCACCAGTCGCCAGGGCTCCACCAGAGCCACTAGAACCACCAGAAGCCGGAGGTGCGCCGCCGTCGGCGTGCCCCACGGACCCACCGGTACCTACCCCGCCGCCTGCCGCGGGACTGCCCCCTGACTCGTTCACGGTTCCGCCCACAGCGGAATGACCACCGGTGACTGCCCGGCCCGCGCCGCCCGCTGCGGCATGTGTCCCGCCGGAGCCGGACGCAGGTGTGACACCGCCTGTCCCACCTCCGTCCTGAGAATATGTGCCTGCGGATCCTGAGCCGGAGTCAGCCAGGTCATGCAGGTCGGCGCCCCCGCTGAACTCGCTCCCTCCGCAGGCCAGGGCACATGCTCCCAGGATGGCGGCGATGGGCAGTCTCCGCACGGTCATGTCTTCTCCTTCGATCGGCGCGCGGTGAACTCCGTCGTCGTCTCCACGGTCACCTTCCATCGGGACACGTCTTCCCCGTCGCGGACCATCACGAAGTACCACTCCGCGCCGCCCTCCCAGTCGCGCTCGACGAACTGTTCCGCTGCCCCCCTCGGGTCGCTCGCGGCGATGGACACCGGATCGTCATCCTCCTCGTTGTCGTCGTACCAGCACTTGTACAACTTCCCGGCCATCATGTGCCCTCCGTGTCGTTCGCGAGCACCTCGACGAGCGTCCGTCCCCCGCCGTGAATGAGTGACCGCCACACCCGCAGGTCGCGCCGGTGACAGGCGACGCGCACGCTCTTGCGAGTCGTGTCCGTCTTCTGGACGAGCCCGAGTTTCGCCGCCACACGCATCGCGGCCCCCATCGCGCGCCCCTCCACGTCAGGGTCGCGGCCCAGTGTGCGCCACACGTCATCCGTGGTGACTTCGATCTGCGACCGGGCGACCGAGCGGATCGCGGCCAACGCTTCGACTTGCCACTCGCCGGAGCCCCGAGCAACACGCTCGATGCCGCTGTCACGTGCCTTGGCGCTCTCGCGCTTGTCCTGACGGTCCCAGTCGATCGGTAGCTGTTGCTGAATCATGTGACACCCCTCTTCTTTCGCACCGGCAGGCAGAGCTTGCTCGGATCGGTCGATTGTACGCCACACATGCCGCACTGGTACACCGCGCCCTGGAACGCGATGGGTAGCTGTTTCTTCACTTCGTCCTCCTGCCTCAGTCGAGCTTGAACATGTCCTCACCACTGAGGCGAGCACGTTGTGTCCTGTAGCTCGTCACGGTCCTGCGCATCTTCGTGATCCACGACGGATCTTCCGCCGTGAGGTTCCGCCTGTCGAGGTACGCCTTCATTCGCTCGACGATGGGCTCTGTGTCGGCTGGTAACTGCGGCTTCGCCGCCGCCAGCAACCGATCGAGTAGATCGCACGTGCATCCGATGATCCTCGCAAGTTCGTCAGCCTGCGCCTTCGCGTCCTGTTCAGCTAGCTGCTCGGCTTTCGTTTGCTTCTTCTTTGTCATTCGATGTCGCTCCTTCCTCGGTGTCGGCGCATGTGCCGGACTTCGCCTTGCGCTTCCCCGATCCGTAACTTGGTGGCTTGGACACCTCGCGCAAGGGGTAGTCCGGGGGGAAGGCGACGTAGGCGCGCATCTCGCGGCGCTTGCCGGAGTCGTCCACGAACCGGGTCCACCGCGTCGCGAGCACATGTCCATGCGCTTGACACACAGCGACCGCCTGCGCGAGCTTGCGGTCCTCTGGACGCATCCCGCGCTGATCCTTGCCGACTACACGTTTCTCCAGCGTGCGCACCTGTGTCGGGCTGCAGATCACGTAGTAGCTCTGACCAGGGTCGCGAGTGAGCCGGTAGCGCGTGCCGGTGCGGGCGTCCTTGGCGGACACGGTCAAGCGTCGCCTCCCTTCGTGAAGTGTGTGTTGGCCGGGACGGACACGATCTCGATCGCTTTCGGCTTGACCGCGTTCTCCATCGCCTTCGCAACGAGGCACATGTGCTCGTACTCGTCCGGGTGCTGCTGCTTCAGCAGAGCGAGCGCGATCTGTCTCGCCGCATACAGGACAACGAGCATGGTCACGGGATGATTCACTGCGGAGCCGCGCTGGAACATGTCGATGCAGCTGGCGGCTTCGCGCACCACCGCCTCGTAGTCCTCCTGCTCTGCAGGAGCGTGCGCGCAACGCGCATTCAGGATGGACGTGGTCACAGCGACACATGCCTGCTTCGCCTCGCCCACGTACGTGTCGCGCACGAAGTCCAGGGTTGCCGGGATGGAGCCCTCGGTCAGCGGGAGCACGATCGGCAGCGCCGTCCGAAGCGAGCGCACGGCCAGCAGCAAGCCAGCCAAGGCCCACTCCGGTCTCGGGGCCGCTTCCACGGCAGCTTCCAGAGCCGCTTTCATCACATCCACGATACCGGACGCTGCAGCCTTGGCTTCCTCGGCGTTCACTCCGCCTGCCTCGGTGTCCGCGCCCCGGCTCGAACCGTCCTCGGTCGTCATGTGCTCTCCTTCGTCTGCGGCTTCGGAACAGCCATCGTCGCCATCGGTCCAGCCCACGGGCACGCCGGGCACCCCAGATACACGCCCTTGCCGTGGCCGGTCGTGAGCCTCGAATCCTCGACGTCGACCTCGCACTGAGCGAGGCACAGACACCCGCAGTAGGGGCACGGGGGCGAGTCGCCAGCGGCGAAGAACTTCGCTACGCGCGGCGTGCCGTGCTTCTGCACGTTCATTCTGTTGTACTGCCTCGGGTTCTTTTCCGTCATGTGTTCCTTCCTTTGTTCAGCCCGTCGCCGACAGTCCGCCGGGCTCACGCTCGGCATGTGTCGGCGCTCGCCATTCTTCCGGCTTCGTTGCTCCGGTGAGCAGCGGGTAGTCCCCCTTGAAGTCGTCGATCAGTGAGCCTCCGTGCTCGCGGTCGAGCACGTACCGGCGCACGTACTCTCGCGAGAACGTCACGCCGAAGTACGCGCGCTCGTCGTTCCATGTGCCGAGCACTCGGTTCGCGAGCGCTCCGCGGCCCATGGGCTTGTCCATGCGCCACGTCGTGTCGATCACATGCTTGCCGTCGAGCACGAGCCATCCGTGCATACACGGAATGAACCGCCAGCCGTAGCCCTCGCAGTAGGTCAGCCGCTTCTCGTCGTCCGCGAATAGCATGAGCATCTGCGAATTGTAGAAGCACTGCTTGACCTCCAGCGGGTTCCCCCAGAGCTTCGCGCACGCCTGCACATACTTGCGCTGCTCCGCAGAGAGCGGGGCCTTCTCGTACGCGCGCCCTTCCTTCAGTGCGAAGTCCTCGAAGCCGGAGTAGGGCATGTTCTTGACTCGCTCAGGGATGCCGCAGCCCTCGCGCATCGCGAGGCTCATCGCTAGGTACTGCTGGATGGACATGCTCCGATGCTCCTTGGTTCAGGCTGAGACCGCTGACTTCGCGGCAAGTGCCTGCCGCAGCACGGCACGCGCCGCCTCGAACGTGCCTATGTGCAGCGCGACCACCTTCGGGATGCTCCCGTCCTTCTCCTCCTGGTATCCCCCCGCGAGGTTCCACGCAACAGGGATGTCAGCTTTCAGCGCCGCGTCGAACAGGTAGAGATCACGGAGGTACATGCTGTGCGTCGAGAGCACGCCGCCGAGCGGGTCGTCGCGGTGAGCGTCGGCTCCGGCCTGGTACAGAATCAGGTCAGGCTTCTCCATCTCGAAGATCGCGGGCAGTCCGCGCATCAGCGCGAGGTACATCGGTTCCTCGTGCGACCTACGGAAGTATTCGCCGAACGTCAGATGGAAGATGCCGTCCGCCAGCCTCTTCGGTACATGCCCCAAGATGTTGTCGGTGCCGTTGCCGTAGTGCTGGTCGCAGTCGATGATCGCGACCTTCTTGACCGCGCCTTCCTTGAGCAGCGTGAGCGCGGCGATCATCAGCCCGTTGAACGTGCAGAAGCCGCCGCCCTCGGCGTACTCCGCGTGGTGGAATCCCGAGCACAGAGCGGCGGTCGGGCGCCTCGTCTGCAGCGCCAGTCGCGCGGCGTCGAGCATCGCGCCGTTCGTGTACGGCAGACTACGCGCCACGTCGGCGGAGAATGTGCCGAACCCGTTGGCGGCTCGCAGCGAGAGCACGCCCGTCACGTACTGCGGATCGTGCGCCACATGGAACTGCGCGGGCTTCAGCGGAGTCGGCTCGTGGAACTCCACGTGTCCGTACTTCCGAAGCGCCTCCGCGACGATTGCGGGCTTGCGTGCGCTCGGGCTCACACGCTCGGTCGACGCCATGTCGTCCGAGTAGAAAACGTCGATCGTGTCTTTGTTCATGTTCAATACTCCTCGGGTAGTAGGAAGGTGGTGGCGGAGCGATCCGCCTCGGTGATGATCCAGAAGGATTCTTTCGCGTCGCCCGGTAGCGGATAAACAGAGAGCACGCGCCCGCCGTCGAGCAGGGCCATGTCATTCGCGTGCTTGTCCTCGGCGTCGCACGTGCCCCAATCCCCGCTCCCGTGGCGCTTCAGCGCAGCGGCCATGTCCTCGGGTGTGAGCTTCGCCATCGCGCCAGGGGTCGCGACGATCCGGCCGGGGGCAAAGAACGGGAATGTGACGGGTTCGGTCATGTGTTCTCCATTGGCATCGGCTCCGCAGGGTCCGGGTCGTATGCCGCGATGCTGGCATGTTCCTCGTCCGTGACCTCGTGCCAGTAGTGGCTGGCGATCTCGGTGTCCTGAATCGTGTCCAGGTCGCCGATACCGGCCAGCATGTAGCTGGTCTGCGAAGCAAGACGATCCTGTACTCGCCGCACGATGACGCTGCCGACGCAGTCGGCGTCGTCCAGCAGCATGGCGAACGCGACGTCGCAGTACATGCCCCGGCGTCCCGGCGGGGTGTGGAACTCAAGGTCTGGATGGTTGGCCAGCTTCGGTAGCACAGGCCGCTCGCACGGGGGCGGCGGCACGTAGGGCGCAGACTTCGGCTTCGCGACCGCCTCGCGGATCACGATGTTGTCGCTCGCGGCGATCTCTTCGGCGGCGCTCGGATCGCTCACGACGTGCGGTTCCGACGGCATGTGCTTCACGCAGTGGTCGCCGTAGCCCGGCACCTCGGCGTAGCAGCCAGCGAAGGCGCACACCGGGGCCGCCTCGTCATCGACGCTGGCACGTACCTCCGCGACCTCGACCTGTAGCTTGGCCTCGGCAGCGTCCACCGGACGCGCCTTGCGACGCGCCGCCTTCTTCTTCATCTTCTTCTTGCTCACCGCGGGCTCCTCTTCTTCGGGCTCGGCAGCCTGATCAGTCTGCCGATTGTTAGGGGTGTGACGTCCACGAGCGAGTCGTGGAGCACGAGGATGCTCGCGGCCTCCTCCGCTCCAAACTGCGCGTGCGCCTTCTCTGCGACAAGCGCTCGCAGGCAGTCGTTTGCCTTCCTACTCATCTTGACCTTGGTCATGGTTTCCTCTCCGTACTTCGTCAGGAACAGGGGTCATTCGCTCGGAAACGGCGTCAGTCCGAACCGCGCTCGGCACAGTTCCCAGTGCGTCATCTCGCGCCACGCGCCGACGAACGAAAGCTCGGTCGGGTCCGTCGGCGACGTCTCGTGCCAGCCCTCGAACACCATCAGCCCCATGCGCTGCGGCATCGGCATGTTCATGTCGCCGATGTCCCACGAGCCGCGTCCACGCAGGAGCATAGACCACTCGCCCTCGGCGTAGAGCACGGGGCCTTGGTCCAGTTCGGGGCGAACGAACGCCAGCAGTCGGAGCGGCTCTGCAGCTTGAGTGTCCATCAGTCCACCTTCCACATGGCTTCGTACTCGGCGACCGTGCCGGTCCAGACACATGCCGGAGAGACCGGTGACGAGTGCCCGCGAACGAGCACGTAGTCGAGCTTCTCGCTGTAGGTCACGAGGATCCCGTGGTGCTTCGGAAAGTACCCGCTCTGCGGATCGCGCTCGATGCTCTTCAGGCATGTGCCTGGGCAGTCGAGCAGCACGTCGGGGTCGTTGATTGCGTGCGCCCACAGGACGCGCTTCGGATCGGGGCCGCCGATGGGCGTGTTCATGCACGCCTCGGTGAACGTCTTGGGGTCGTCGTTGCGCTGCATGATCATGTGTCCTCCATTGGTGGTCTCGGCATCGGGCGCCAGTACATGTGACAGTTCTCGGGGATGTCTCCGTCCACGGCGGGGCCGCGATACACGACGTTCGCGTACCGCCCACTGCGCGGGATGTACGCGAGCACTTCCTCGCCGATGGGCGGCTTCTTCCTCGGAGCAAGGTGCCATCCGTCGTTCGTGAACATGCGCGTGAACCACGGGATGATGACGGAGCCGAAGATACAGCCCATCAGGAAGTCGAAGCCGTGCGCGTTCATGTGTCTTCCTTTGCTCTCATGGCGGCGTGCCGGATCACCTCGACACACGCGAGGTAAGCATCCTCGTCGCCGTCAAGCGCGCGGTCGCAGACGGCCACCTGTTCGCCGTCGCCAGCGGCGGCGGCCTCCTCTCGGAGAGCCCTGACGTGGGACCAGTTCACCTGTTTCACCGTAGGGCATGTGCAGTCGTCCTGCCGGAACACGCCTGGGATCTTGTTGCCCAGGCACTTCGGGCAGAGCTTGCTCACGTCTGCCCCCTGCTGAGCGCGGCCTTGCGAAGCTCGGCGTCCTCGTCGGCACATTCCTCCGTGTCGAAGGCGAACGCGCCGCTTGCCTCGTCGAAGGCGAACGCCTCCGCGAGCGCCAGATCAAGCGCGTCGCACTCGGCCAGGATGCGATCCTCCTGCTCGGCTCGGCGGATCTCCGCGATGATGATTGCTGCGATCATGTGCTCACTTCGTGCTCTGACCCGTGAGCGCCGCGACGGCGTCATCGGCCTCGTCGAGCGTGCCGAACACGCCGACACATACCGGGAACGCCGACACGGTCACGTAGACGTCGGCTTCCTCGTCACATTCCTCGATCTCTACCCACACCTTGTACTGCTTCATGTGCCTCACATCTCCTTGACGTCGATGGAACCGTCGCGCTTCACCGTGTAGAGGTACGCGATGTCGCCGTGGATCTCGGTGTCGACGCCCCATCCGAGCGTCGGGTCCGCCTCCGCTCCGTCACTGGCGATGCCCGCCACGACGATCCGTGCCGTCATGTAGTCCGGATCGAACCCGCGACGCTGCATGAAGCTCGCGACGAACGGCGTCAGCCACGCCAGCACACCGTGCTCCCCGTCCGGGTAGCCGTCGCTGTGCTTGTAGACGAGAACCTTGGAACCCTCGACTTGAATCTGTGCTCGTGTGCTCATGTGTTTTCCTCCGTGAATGTGTACTCGCAGGCAGTCGCGCCGGGGTCACCCGGCCACGAGACGTTGAAGCCGCGCTCGGTCGCCGTGACCGTCGCGCCCTTCAGGTTCAGGAACGTGTCGCGCCCCTCGGGCGTGGCGAACACGGCGGACGTGCCCTGCTTCCGCAGGTACGTGCGGGCGGCGACCTTGCCGTTGAACGACCAGCGCACCGTGAGGCGCGTCCCGACCGGGATGCGGTAGACGTCGGCTTGTGCCTTGACGGTGGTCATATGCTCTCCTTTGCTTCGTAGCGCCGCCACGCCTCGTCGAACGGCAGCATCTTGCCGGACGTCGAAGAACGCGGCGACCGCGCCGGTCGGATCAGCCGCACGGCTAGCCTCGACGAGAGCCTCGGACGGGAAGCCCTCCAGGCAGTCGTTCGTGTCGTAGTCGTACACGTCGGCCACGGCTGCGTTCATGTTCACTCCTCCTCGTAAGCGTCGAACCAGGGGCCGCGCTGCTCGGTGAGCCGCTTACCCTCGGCGTTGGTGCATGTGCTGCTGGACGTCTCGGGGTCGGTGCAGTGGGCCTGTGCCTCTGCGAGCGTCAGGCCGCCCTGCAGCCGCTTGCGCGGGTAGTCCTCCCGGAAGAGTCGGATGATGCGGTAGGTCGGCGCGGCGCGACTCGAACGCGCGGTCATGTGTCCTCCGTGAGCGTGTCGACGTGTTCCAGGGCGCTGCGGAAGCAGTCGGAATGGTCGAGAGGGAGAAGCGCGATCTCGTCGAGCTTGGCCTCGACCGCTTCCTCGGCGGCGTCCTCGTCGGGTGCGTCGACCGTGACGTACAGACTGTAGACGAACGTGAACTTCATGTGCCTTCCTCCGTGGTGAACGTGTACTCGCAGGCAGTCGCGCCGGGGTCACCCGGCCAAGAGACGTTGAAGCCGCGCTCGGTCTGACTGACCGTCGCGCCCCGCAGGTTAAGGAACGTGTCGCGACCCTCGGGCGTGGCGAACACGGCAGACGTGCCCTGCTTCCGCAGGTACGTGCGGGCGGCGACCTTGCCGTTGAACGACCAGCGCACCGTGAGGCGCGTCCCGACCGGGATGCGGTAGACGTCGGCTTGTGCCTTGACGGTGGTCATATGCTCTCCTTTGCTTCGTAGCGCCGCCACGCCTCGTCGAACGGCAGCATCTTGCCGGTGGCGATCTCATCGATCCCCGTCGTTCCAAGCTCGGGACAGAACGCGCGAGGGACGAACCAGTGGCCCGAGAACGGGCCGGGGCGACGCTTGGGAGGCTCGAAGCCCGCGGCGGCGAGCAGGCGATGTTTGTCGGCTACTTTCAGCATGTGCTCACGCCTCCCCGTAGAAGCGCGTCGGGTGCGGCTCACGAGCGGCCTGCGCCTCGCGGAGCACCTGAGCGAAGATCCCCGCGCCAAGCTCGGCGGGCATGTTCTCCACGGCGCTGTTCATGGACACGATCAGATCGTCGGCCTGCGGATCGTGCCGCAGGATGAACTGCTGCAGCGCGGCGACCGCCGACGTCAGGGCATAGAGCGCCTGGCCGGGGCCGTCGGTGTGCTCGACCGTGGCGCGAAGGATCGCCAGCACGGCGTCGGTCACGTTCATGGCGAACTGGTCGCCGTCGTCTCGGGTGTTGTCGTTGCTCATGGGATTGCCTTTCGACGTACTTCGTCAGGAACAGGGGTCATCAGTGGCCCGTCGCGTCGGGATCGAACCGGCCGCGCCCCCAACGGGGCGACGGGGAGCCGCGCCCCGACTCGAATCCGAGCCGGGGCATGTGACGTCACTCGGTCGCAGCGCAGACCGTGACCGAGCGGATCGCAGCGCGTCGCTGCGCCTTGGGCGCATGTGTTCGCGACGCCATGCGAAGCACGGCGCGGCGGGCGCCTCGCACTCCGAGCTTGTAGATGAGCGAGCGAGCCGCCTCGAAGTCGAGCGGCGTTGTTTCAGTCGTGTGCGTCGTGTGCATGGTGAATCTCCGGTATGTGCTGCAGGCTTCCGCCGTCCCGGCGTATCCGGGGCGGCGGTCAGCCCGCGTGGCCGTCACATGTCGTCCAGGTCGAACGGGCTCTTGACCGCCGCGTCCTCGGGCGCCTCGGGCGCCTCGGGCGCCTCGTCCGCCTCGGGCGCCGCAACCGGCGCCGGGATGGCCGGGCCAGTGACGGGCTCGTCATCGGCGCCAGCGTCGCGGAGCGCCTCGCACTCGTCGCGGACCCAGTCGGGCAGCGTCAGATCCGCCGCCGTCTGGGCGTTGCCGTAGCCCTTGACGAGTGCCTCGGTCAGCCGCTCCAGGCGGTCGGCCGATGTGCCGAGCAAAGCGCGGAGTGGGCGGAGCCCGTCGAGCACGGCCTGTGCCGCGTTGCGGTGCCTGGCGAGCGTGTGCCCCTTCGCGCCCTGGTCCTTCGACCACTGCGCTTCGAGCGCGGCCACCTGCTTCTCGGCGTCCGTGATAATGGCGTCGCTCACGGCGAGCACATTCCCGCCGCCGCCCCCGGCGTGGCCCATGACCTCGGCGACGCCAGCCTGCAGGCCAGCCCGGCGCACGTCGTCGTAGAACGACGCTCGCAGATCCCGGTAGAGCGCGGCGATCCGCTGCGCGCCGGGGTCACCGGCTCGCAGGATGTAGCTGCCCTTGCTGAGAAACTGGTAGGCCGTGACCTGCCCCAAGGCGTCGCCACATGCCCGGCTCACCGTGGCGGTGTCGCACGTCGAGGCGAGCAACTGCGCCCTGGCGGCGAGTTCGTCAGCGAGGGCACGGCACGTGGGATCCTCGACCCCGACAACGGGACCGGCGGCGAAGATCCCGGCGGGGCACGAGAAGACGCGAGCACCGGCCATGTGCTCGACGTCCTCGCGGCCAACCTCGGCGGCCTTGCAGATCACCCATGCCTGCAGATGGTCGCCGTCCGTCTGCTTGACGGACACCATGTGCAGGCCACGGCTGGCCACGTCACCGGGCCGACCGCAGACGTGGGCCAGCGCCGTCCGCTCCGTGATGGAGCGCAGCCGCTTGGCGATGCGGGTGAAGTCGTGCCGCTCGAAAACCTCGGCGAGCGCTTCGCGGGGGACGCCCCGGAACCTCGGGTAGAGCAGGCCCACTTGGTAGGCCAGCAACGTGCCGCCTTGCGATGCGGCGTCAGCGGCGATCTGCTCGCCGGGGGTGGACGTGGGGTCGGACGGGTTGGACATGTTGCGTTGCTCCGGTTCGGGGTTGACGTTCGGCTTACTTGGCGAGGAACAGGGGTCGTTGAGGCTCACAGGCCCACCGGGGCCGTGGCGTTGTAGGTCACGGCGTAGGGCCGCTCGGCGCTCGCCTCGTGGGCCAGGCCCACGTTCTGACCGGGCCGAGTGCGGCTACCCTGGCCGATGGCCGGGTTGCCGTCGGCACCGAAGCCGGGCCGGTTGCGGGCCGTCAGCGTCCGGCGGGGCAGGCCCACCACCAGCACACTCCACGTGCTCTCGGCCACCGCCGAGAGCTTGGGGCGCTCGCCCTCGCCGGTCACCCAGTACAGGGACGCCGCCTTGGCGGCGTTCTGGCGCTCTTCCGCCGAGAGGAGCGCTGCCCACTCCGTGTCGAAGGCGGCGCTTGCCGCCGCCTTGCTGGCCTCGGCATGTGCCGCCGCCACTCGGGCCGCCTTGCGGGCCGCCTTGCGCTCCGCCGCCTTGGCAGCCTGTGCCGCCGCTTCCGCCGCACACTTGGCGGCATGTGCCGCCTCGATGGGGAGGCGGAGAGCCAGGAGCTTGACCGCCTCCGCCTCGGTGGCGGCGTAGACGATGCGTCCGCCGACGGCGAACGGGGCGAGAGGGGCGGGGCGAGCGGCAGGGGCGGCGGAAACGGCGGGGTGGTTCATGCCCTACTTGGCTAGGAACAGGGGTCGCCGGGGCCGTTCTGCTGACGTTAACATAAGTGTAGTTATCGTACCGATACCGGTCCTATCGTTACCCAATGCCGCGTTTATCGTAACGTAGACCAAAACCGAGCCAAACGATGACCCCTGTTCCTGGCCAAGTAGGGCCATGACTCACCCCGCTTCACTCCACCCCGCCGCCACCAGCCAGGGCCGTACCCTGGTGAACCTGACGCCGCACCCCGTCGTGCTGCGCCGCAACGGGATCGACGTCACGATCCCCCCGAACGGCACCGTGTGCCGCGTTGCAAGCACCCCCGGCGTGCTTGTGGACGACACCGGCCCCGTGCCGATCTACGGATCCCCCGAGTGGGGCGACGTGGAAGGGCTCCCGCCGCCACATGCAAGCACGGTCTACATCGTGTCGGGCCTTGTGGCGGGACGAGTCGACCGGCGCGACGTCGTGTCACCCGGCACAGGCCCCGCCGACGGCGCCATCCGAGACACGGACGGCCGAATCGTCGCCGTGACCCGATTGATCTCAGCGGCGAGCGTCGCCGTACCCCTGTTCCCGGTCAAGTAGGCCGGAACCCTCACCCCGAACGGAAACCCGAACATGACCCTGGGAAGCGCCATGCACATGATTCACGACACCGAGCCCCCCGCCATCGACCTGGCGGACGTCCGCCGACGTCTGCTCGCCAACCGCAAGGTGATCGCCGCCGTGTTCCACGAGCGAGCCGACATCTTGGTTGCGCTGGACGTCTGCGCCACCTCGCAAGAGCACGGCGTGCTCGTCGGCCCCCCCGGCACGGCCAAGTCTGACTTGGTGCGGACGTGGGCGTCGCAGTTCACCGGCACGTACCGGGAGGATCTGTTCACCCGCCAGTCCACCGAGGCGGATCACCTCGCGTTCCTGGACGTCCAGGCGTTCACGAACGGCGCCTACGTCTACAAGACGGACGGCAAGATCACTGAGGCGCACTTCGCTTTCGGTGACGAGTGCTTCAAGGCGAGCGGCGGGTTTCTCAACTCGCTGCTCGGCTGGCTCAATGAGCGGAACGTGCGGGGCGGCTATGTGTCCCCGCTCATTACGTTCGTCGGCGCCTCGAACGAGTTCGGCGAGGACGAGAGCGTGGCTGCGCTCGAAGACCGCCTGCTCGTCCGGTTCTGGGTCGAGCCGATTGCGAAGCGGGCCGCGAGGCTCGCTTTCGTCGAGGCTGCTGCCGTGCCTCGCCAGCCGATCCGGCTGCAGCCGGTCTCCATCGCGGAGATTACGGCGGCACATGACGCCGCCCGAACCCTCGTGTTCGATCCGCTCGTGTTCGAGGCGCTGCTGAATGTGCAGGATGCACTGAAAGGCGCCGGGATCTACGTGTCCGACCGGCGCATGTTCAAGTGCGTCAAGATCCTGCAAGCGTTCGCCTGGCTCGACGGGTCGGCCACGGTCGAACTCGACCACGTGGACTTTTTGCGGAATGTGCTCTGGCGGCGGCCGGACGACAGGCCCGCCGTCGAGACGGCGATCGGCACCGTCAACAAGGGCATGATCGGCGAGATTCGCACGATTGTGGAACGGCTGCTCGACGCCTACCACGCCGCGAAGGGACAGTCGGACTTCAACGAGCGAGCGTCCGCACTCTGCGACCAGATGGAAGCAGGGGGCCGCGACATTAAGGCGCGGTTCGGCGGCAAGGTGCCGCAACGGGTCAAGGACCGCGCCAAGAGCTACCTGCTCGAACTGAGCCAGGCATATGACGACTGCAAAGCGAGCGGCAGTCTCGGGCTCCGCCCGTAACACTCTCTCCCCGGTCACGGCGGGCGCTTCCCAGCCGCCGTGACCGGGCTACTCGCTGGAATGTGCCGACGGTACGATCCAGCGAGTAGCCCGCAACGGGTACGAAGCGCCGCCGGTTCGAGCCGGGGCGCGGACTGCAAACGCAACGCAACGCAACGAAGGGCACGGACACATGCTGACATTCAAGCAAGCCAAGCGGCGGCACTCGATGGTCGCCGAAATCGTCACCGACGCGAACGAACCGCTCGCCGTCGAGATATATGCCGGAGTCACCGGGCTCGGCGCCACTGGCGACGCCATGGTCACGCTGGCCGTGGCCGACACGATGCCGGTGGAATACGCGGTGCTGCTCGCGACCGAGGACATCGCGGCGGCGTTCGCTCTGCAGTGTCACGTCGAGGCACATGCCGACGCTGGCGTGCCGCCGCGCTACCCCCGCTCGCCCTACGAAGCGCGGAAGATCGCCGAGGCCGGGTGGGAGCGGTTCCGCGCTCTCGCCGACCAGGGCGGGCACATCGAGCACGGGCTCGGCGCCGATAGCTCTGGCTCGTGGCTCATACTCCGCGCGGTGCAGGAGATGCGCCCCGATCCCGAGAAGATGCGTCGGATCGCCATGCTGGCCGGGCGCATGTACCAGGCGCTAAAGGGCGCGAAAGCGCAGCGTGTCGCCGGTATCCCCGAAGAGGTGATCGGCACGGAGACGGGCGGCGACGTCGCCGTCCTGCTTCCGCAGGAATATGCCATGCTCGGCACGGATCCGACGCGGCGGCACCTGTTCGGCCAGATCGCCGAGCGCCGAGCGCTGCAGTTTGAGCGTGCCGGTCGCGACAAGAAGTCGCGGGGACCGCTCGTGATTGCTCTCGACGAGTCGGGCTCCATGAACGGCAGCCGCGACGAGTGGGCCAAGGCCGCGATGACCGCTCTGACCCGCATCGCGTGGGAAGAGAAACGCGCGGTGGTCGTGGTTCACTTCAGCACGGCGACGAAAGCGGTCGTGCTGAAGCCTGGCGACAAGGCGGGCGTCGTGCGAGCGCAGCACACATTCCTCGACGGAGGCACGGACATTGGCCGCGCTCTCATGGTGGGCGTGGACGAGGTTGCGAACCTTGCTGCTCTGGGCCACCGTGGCGCAGACGTCGTGCTCGTCTCGGACGGCGGCGACGGCGGGTCACGTGTCGGGGAAGCGCTCGAAGAGATGCGTAAAGCGGGAACCCGCCTGTGGAGCATCGCAATCGACACGCCGTTCTACGGTGACCTCAAGGATCGCGCCTCCGAGTACATCCACCTGACCGACGCGGACATGACGTCCGTTGACGGGGCGAAGAAGTTCGTGGGATCCGTACTGTGACCACGGTTCTAGCGACGGTCCCCGGCTCGAACGGCAGCGAGCATCGCATCATCGAAGCTCGTGACGGCACGCCGTACTGTGATTGCACCGGCTGGAAGTTCAGCAAGGCGTCACCGAAGTCGTGCAAGCACCTGGAACGCTACCTAGCGACGGCCAAGCGACGTGTGGTGGTGCGTTCGAGCCCGGCCGCGGGCGTCTATCTCGGGGTCGGCGTCAATCGCACCGACATCTACCAGGGCGACTGGCTCCGCGACATCAACACCGGCTTCGTAATGCGCGCCGCGTACATGGACGGAGGGCACGATTTCCAGGCCATTGACCGCATGTGGAACATCCCGGCCGCGCGAGCGCTGCTATTCATCCCCGCAGGGGAGCCGGAACACCCGGACGCGAAGATCGCTCGATGCGACAGGGAGACGTACCGCCATGCCATGCTCGGAAGGCCCGTACACATGCCGACGGCGCCGCTTGACGGCCCGTCAGTGCTCACCAACCTCGACTGGCTCTAGGAGGCACATGCCGAACTGGGAGACGGACAGCAACAGCCCCACCGCGCCTCCGCAGCGCACGCTGCTGATGACGCGGGACTGCGACGGGGTCAGCGTCTACGTGCGGGACTGCAACGGAGCCACGCTCTACCAAGGCGACTGGCTCATGGACAAAATCACCGGCTTTGTGATGCGCGCGGACGATATACGCATCGTCGGCGCAGACGACCTCAACGACGATCCCGGCACGTATATTCTGTCTTCCGACGGGAATTGGAGCATTTCGCAGAACAACGCCGTCCTGATCACGCCTGCTCGTTCGTCCGTGCCGCATGGATATGTCGCGACGTGCGATCAGGAGGCGTACCGCCAGGCCCGCATGGGCGCGGCTGGGCGGCCCACGCCAGCGGCGGTCGGTCCCTCCGTCTTCGACAAACTCGACTGGCTCTGACCACCCCTGTTCCTGGCCAAGTACGGCAGGAGAAAGAGAGACACCGATGCCCCCATTCGGAAGAGACGACCAGATCCAAGCCATGCACGTGCTCAACGTGATGGAGTGCGCCAAGGCGCTCGTGGCCGCAATCGCACAGTCCGGCGGACTCGCCAGGGCGGACTTGACGCAGGAAGGCGTGCGTGACGCCCTGCGAGCCCTGTTCGACCAGACGAGCAAGCTGCAAGTGTACGAGGCACGTGCCGCAGCGCGCGGCACCATGATCAAGCTCGACGACGAGCGCCTGTCCCTCGCGATCAAAGAGGTGCGCGACCGGCGTGTGACGACGATCACCGAGGAAGATCGACTCGCTGAGACGCCCGAGCAGGCTGCAGCGAAGTTCTCCCTCGACGCCGACGAGGACGACGCGGCGCCCGAGTCAGGCGAGCGCAACCCGTCCGACCTGTTCACGCTCTAACCCATCCACGGAGGACACATGTCTAGCGAGATATTCGACAAGGCCCGTTCCCGCTCCGACGGTGAGTACGTGCTCACAGCCGACGTGAACAGTCCGCTGCCGACCCGGCTGCAGACCCGGCGGCGAGGCTGGATACGTGCGCCCCACTGGCCGAAGGACACGCACTTCGTCATCAAGGACGGGAACTGGTCATGTGACCGGCACTACGGGTACAGCAACGGATCGTCCGCGCTGACCGACAAGCAACGCGCCAACGTCTTCCGGGCGCTCAGGGCGAACATGCAGCGGTGGGCTCCGGCTCTGCCGTCACATGTCGTGGGCTACAGCGGCAAGGAGGTGCTGGACTTCCTGTTTGCCACCGGCAAGTTCACCATGGACGAGGTGAAGGAGGCACACGTCTGCCTCAACATCGGCGAGTACATCGGTGACGCTCTGGCGGCGCTCTGCAAGGCGCCGCCGCCCGCTCCCGCTGGCTCGCCGTCACAGGCTCCGTCTCTCCTCCTGCCCGGCGGCCTGCGTGTCGGCGACGTGGTTCGGTCGTCGGGGGACATGTACGTCGTGTGCGGTCCGAGCGGAGCCGGGTACATGTGGCAGGGCGACGGTGACAGCAACCCCGTGTTCCATGCCCCGTACGACGCGACCCGCGAGCCCGTCATCGGCCACGTGGCGGACATGCTGGCGGAGGGGCTCCGAGCGCTGAACGATGCCCCCTGCCCGAAAAAGACGTGCTTTCACTGCGGCGTCACCATGTTCGAGGGGCAGTCGCTACATGCCCCCACCTGCCTGCTGCAAAGCCTTCGCATCGACGGGACCGTGCTCGGCTACGACGCCGCGCGCACTCCCGTCCGCGTCGGCGACACGCTGCACGGCAACGACAACGGCCCAGCGACCGTGTTCCTCGTGACCGGCGCTGCGGCGGCTGGCCCAGAAGGCCCCCGTGTGTACTTCAGGCAACTGGCTGGCCCCAAGGCTCCATGGACCAGCATGTCTCTGGGGCACGGCAACGTCTGGCGATGCGTACCAGCGAGCCCGAGCGTACCAGCGAGCCCGCCCGAGCACATGCCGCCGCCGGTCGAGCAGATCACCAGCCGCCGCGACCGCGAGCCGGTGGACACGGCGTCGCTCTTCTCGCTCGACTGAGCGTCACATTCAACCCGTAACCGAAGGAGGACTGAGCATCATGGCGAAGACCAAGGCAACGAAGGCGAAGACGAAGAAGGCGCAGCCGCGCAAGCTGCGCTGGATCGAAGGCAAGCTGCCGAGCGGACCGGGAGCCGGGACTGTGTGGGGCGCGAAGAGCGCCGACATGTTCCTGATGATCGTGCATCGACCCGCGAAGGAGAACGCCGCGCCGTACTACGAGCTTTGGAGCGACGGCGTGATCCACGACGAGACACATTCCTCCACGCTCGCCGCCGCGAAGGCGTTCGCTGAGCGCTCGCTGTCCGAGATCCTGTCGGCCGCACAGAAGGCGGCGTAGGTACATGGGCCAGCATTACCTCGTGGTGAACACGAGGAAGCGACAGTACCTCAACGCGCGCAAGTTCGGCGACGGGCTCAAGCTCTTGGAGTTCGGAGTCACTGGCGCCGGGACCATGATGGGCCTCGCGGTCCTGCTCGCAGACGGCAACGGGCGAGGCGAGGGGGATCTACGCAGCGAGAGCCCGCTCATCGGCTCGTGGACCGGAGATCCGATCGTGATCTCGGGCGACTACGCCGACCGTGGAAAGCATGTGTCGGCGGAAGACCTGGCGGAGTACCGCCGCTCCGTCGCGATCGACAAGGAAGTGATCAACTACCTCCGAAGGAAGGGGCAGAGGATCGAGGACGTCACACCGAATCTGTACACGGTGGCTAGCCAGTGCTACGAGGACGTCTCTGACAAGGTGATTCTCGCGCTCTGCGACGATGCGTGGCAGCGGAAGGCTCTGATCGATCGGGACGCCGAGGCGGCGAAGACCTGGAAGGCGCCAGAACAAAGAGACAGCAACCCGTTTACCCTGGAGTGAGAGGAGGAACCATGCGCTACGCAGCAAACACAGGTGTGAGTGTCGAGCGGTCGAAGGGAGCGCTCGACGCGCTGCTCGGGAAGTCTGGGGCACATCAGCGCGCCCTGATGAACGACGAGATACGCGGGCTCGCGGTCGTGATCTTCGCGCTCGGGGGTCGGCAGGTGAAGCTGTCCATGAACTTCCCGACGTACGCCGCGCTGCGGGCACAGTCCGAGGCGGACCCGCCGCGTGGCTGGCGCGCGTGGAACGCCTCGCAACGGGACAAGTGGTTGCGCACACAGGTCGTGCAGACGGAGCGCCAGCGGTGGCGCGGGCTCCTGCTCTGTGTGAAGGCCAAGCTCGAACTGATCGCGGACGGCTCGTCCACGCTGGAGCGCGAGTTCATGGCGGACATACTTCTGCCAGACGGGCGCACCGTGCAGGAGACGATCTCGCCTCGCATCGCCGAGGCGTACAGCACAGGGAACATGCCGGCGATGCTGCCGGCGTACGGAGGAGCACCGTGACGCGCGAGGTGCTGGGCTGGTGCTCGGGCAAGTCGCGTGGGCGACACGGCGACGAGACGGGTGTGATGCACCTGCTCATGGCAGAGCCGGCGTACGGGCTCGTCGCCAACGCGCGACCCGTATGTGGCATGCGCGGGATGCTCTCGGGGCAGGTTCAGCGCGCGTTGCCTGCGACCGCGCGGGCATGTCGGCGGTGTCTGACATGGGAGAACGGAAGGAGGACGCGATGAAGCTCGTGTACGAGAGCGACGACGGGCCAATGCCCGAGCCGGGGGACGCACGAGTGCTGCTCACCGAGAGCGCCATCCTCGCTGCGATGGAGCGCATGGACGCCAAGGTGGCTCGCGCGGAAGCGCTGCTCGAAGCGGACGGCGACGAGGGCGTGATCGAGGCACTGCGCAGGCGCGGCGCACTACGGTGTGAGTGGTTCCCGGAGTAGCCACATGCCGAAGGCAGTGTTCAAGCGCAGTGGCAACAGGAGCGAGCGCACCTTCACGAAGGACGAGTGGCTCAACAGCAAGTGCTCCAACGTCTACTGCAAGACACCGGGCGAACCCGTCATCATCGGGGCCGACCCGTACAACAGTGAGATCCACGACCACCCGACGCTCGTCTACACGCTCGTGTTCCACGTCTTCGACGTCACGCGGAGCGTCACGTGAAAGGACCGTACTCGCTCACGACGCCGTGCGTGAACTGCCCGTTCAGGAGCGACATCAAGCCGTATCTCGTGCCGGCACGTATCCGCGAGATCGAGTGCTCGCTCGTGCGCTCCGAGTTCCCCTGTCACAAGACCACGTCACATGACGACGAGGACGAGTTCAATGGGGCCCCGTACATTCCGCACGGCGGAGAGATCCACTGCGCGGGGGCGCTCATCCTGCTGGAGAAGCTCGGGCGCTCGTCACAGATGACGCGCATCGCGGAGCGCCTGGGCATGTACGACCCGCGCAAGCTCGACATGGACGCGCCGGTGTTCGATTCGTTCGACGAGATGTACGAGGCACAGAAGCCACAACAAGGAAAGAGGAGGACCGGATGAAGGCGTCACCACCAAAACCGCTCGACCTGTACATGGTACAGAGCACCACGGAGCGGCATCTCGCGTACATCGCGGAAACGGAGCGTCGCACCGAGGAGTGCCGCACAGACTCGCGGCGCGAGGCGCGCCAGAAGGACCGTGAGTGCCGCTGGTGCTTCTACCGGAGCAGCTTTGCCGGGCAGGCGTTCACCGACTGGAACTGCTGGTCGTGCGGCAAGGAGGACTGCCACGCGAACACGGGCGTCCCGCGCCTGTGCAACGAGTGCGCGGACAAGCTCGGGCTCTGCGTGCGCTGCTGCGCGGATCGAGAACTGAAGCGCCGGAAGACGCTGGAAAGGAAGTGAGCATGGCGACCAAGAAGAAGGCTGCGAAGAAGAGGACACCGAAGCTCTGCGTGCCGGGCTTCGCTGATCACGAGACGACATTCGACACGTTTGTAAACGTGCTGCGTGCGGCTGGGAGCGCCACGACAGCGCCAGCCTCAACGCTTGCGGCTTTGCTGGCGGCGGCGCGCGGCATCGAACTGGTACTGGCAAACCGACCAGAACCGGATGGGAAGAACATCACGGACATCGGCTTGGCGCATTCGCTGGCCGCAGCCATCCCGAACGAGAGCTTGATCATAGCGACCGAGGCAATCATCAAGGAGTGGACGTATCCGCCGGCCACCGCGTCGAAGCCGCGGCGCGACTCGAAGAAGCGCGTGGCTCCCAAGCGGAAGGCTCGATCGTGACCGCCATCTACTGCGGGGACTACACCGCCCTGGCCACGACGAAGTGGGGGGCGAAGATTTACGTGGACACGCGGGACGTGTCTCTCGCGCCGCACATCATGCTGGAAGGCGACTGGGAGCCCTGGGTCACGAACTGCATGGCTACATTCCTGCAGAAGCACAAGGGCTGCACGTTCATCGACGTCGGCGCAAACGTCGGCTGGTACACGCTCCTGGCCTGCGGGCTCGGCGCAGGGCATGTGTTCTCGTTCGAGCCGAATCCGAGGATGGCGGCGCTCCTGCGCAAGACCATTATGGTCAACGGCTACAAGGACTGGGTGACGCTGACGGAGGCGGCGTGCGGGGCAGAGGAGGGCACGATGGAGCTTGTCGTGAATCCGGAGGAGATGGGTGGCGCACATGTCGTGCCGCTGCGTTGGCAGGCACCAGCGGTCTGCGACGACGCCTGCAAAGTCGTTCGGCTCGACGACGTCGTCTTCCGGGGGAAGTCCTCATGGTCGCTCATCGACGCCCCTGGCGCGATCATCATCAAGATCGATGTCGAGGGCTTCGAGCCACAGGTGCTCGCTGGGGCCACCGAGCTTCTCAAACTCCACCCCATCATGTTCCTGGAACATGCCAGGAGCGACGGGCACCGGGGAATGTATGAGGCCCTGGTTAGCTCCGGCTACTCGCTGCGGCATGCGCGCCACAGCGGACACCCGAGCGAGCCGCTGGATGTCGTCGCCCTGATGGCGCTTAGCAGCGCCGAGACGGTCCTGTGCCTGCCTCCGGGGTACGTGGACACATGACACCGAAGCAGTCAACGCTGCTGGTCAAGGTCACGGCCGAGCAGATGCAGGCACAGCTACGCAGGAGCCCTGGCGAGTTCGCGGCAACGGTCGAGCACCTGCTAGCCACCTGCACGGACCCGGACACGATCGCGTTCTGGCGAGCAGTGAAGGAGTTTGCCAGTGGCGCGTCTAACCACAACAAGTAGGAAGGGGCCGAGACACATGTTGAATCAGCCTGACGAGAAAGAATGGATCACCAAGGCGCGCACACTGCTCGCTCCCTCTGTGTCCGAAATTAGGCGACTCGCGCGGATTCAGTTTCCGCGACTCTCGGCGCGTGCCGTTCACGAGATTGTGGACGACGAAGTGTCCAAGTTTGTGTTCGCAGTGCTGACCCGCAGCGACAAAGTCACCTCGGAAGAAGAAATGTGGGCCTTGTGTACCGACATCCAGCAGCGCTGCATCACGCAGCAGGAGAGCACATGAAGAAACTGGAGCATCAGGACTGGGCGGCACGGCTGCTCAAACAGGGCGAAACGGCGTCGTTCGACGTGCCTCTCGCGGCGCACACGCCGGACCAGGCCGACGCGGAGGCCAAGGAGCGAGCGGCGGCGGCTGGCGCGACCGTGCTCGCGCTCGTCTACCAGGGAGCCGACACATGACCTGGATCGAGACCTTCAGCGGCAAGCGCTTCGATCTGCTCGAACCGAAGTCCGATCAGGTAGACCTGGCGGACATCGCTCACGCCCTCGCGCGGATCAACCGGTTCACGGGACACACGTCGGAGTGCTACTCGGTCGGGGAACATTCTCTGCATGTGCTTCGGCTCGTGGAGCGCGAGTACCCGGACGACAAGCTGCTGCTCGCCCACGCGCTGCTGCACGACGCCGCAGAGGCGTACGTGGGGGACGTGTCAGCGCCGATGAAGTGGGCGATGCGCGAGTCCGAAGGCGACGGTCGCACGTGGTTCGACAGCATCGAGCGGTCCGTGCATGAAACAATCCTGGCAGCGTGCGGACTGCCGCCTCTGACGTACGGGCAGAAGAAGATCATCAAGCAGGCCGACCTCACGATGCTGATGACCGAGCGCGCTGCGTTCATGCCGAACACGGGGCAGCACTCCTGGGATGGCGGCTGGAACGCAGGGAGGAGGCTCACGACCGACCCAGAGGTGCTGGAGATCCTCCAGAGCAAGATCCGCATGGGCAGCGTGTACGCGGTCACGGCTCTGTTCCACGAGAGCGCGACCAAGCTGCTCGCCGCTCACGGGAAGTTGAGCGACGCGAACTCCCCGTAGCACTCCCGCGCAGCCGCGTCATATGCCTTGGCGGCCTTCTTCGGGTCGTCGAACAGGCCCAGGTGGATCTTGCTCTTCCGTCCGCTCTCCCTCACGGCACCAGCGGCGATATGTGCCTCCCACTTGCCGGCGTTCTTGTTGTAACTCACGCCCTTGTAGCCTCCGCGACGCTGGTTCGCAGAGTGCGTGATGTTCGTGGCGTTCCCTCGCGCAGACGTGATGCGAAGGTTCTTCCGTCGGCAGTCAAGCGTGTCGCCGGACACATGATCCACGAGCTTGCCGGGGGCGACATCGGCGATCAGTCGATGTAGCACGATGGATCGCTTCTCGCCGTCGCGCGTGCGGAACGTGGTCTGCGCGTAGACCTTGTCCGGTTGCGACGACTTCGTCTTCACATGCCAGGTGAACTCGCGGACCATCGGCGCGTCCACGGCGTCGACCAGCGCGTAGAGGCCCTGGGTCAGCGGGATACGAACGCCGCGGGTCATTACGCCCCCGGCAGCCGCACAAGGAAGCCTGGGGTCGCGTTCCCGACCCACGCGCCACTGGTGTTAAATTCAAAATATTCTTCGGCCTCGTCCCGGTCTGTGCCGTCGGCCATGAGGATCTCGATGCACTTCTCGCGGTCGTAGATCACGATCGCTGGCTGCCCCACGCGCTCGACGATGCCGAGGATCGCGTCCTCGAAGCCGTCGGCGAGGAGGGCGTCAGGGGCGGCTTCGGCGAGCCACGCTTTCACGTCGTCGGTCATACATGCTCCAGGGTCCACCAGGGCGGCAGGGACTTCTCCTCCTGTGGCATCTTCGCGTACATGCTCCGAATGACGTGCTCCGGTACGTTGTGGACGTTCCGCGCGATGGAGACCTCTGGGTCACAGTCCAGCTGCATGATCACCGGCTCGTAGCCGTAGGCCGCTGCCGTCGCCCAGTACGGAGCGATCTCTGAGACGTGGATGTTCGTGTTCGCGCACGCGATGTTGCTCACGCCTCGCTGCGCCGCCTCGATCCAGCGACGCAGGTTCCAGGAATGTGCCTCACCGATCTTGCTCGGGTCGAATGTGTACGGGTCGCCGAAGTAGTCGTCGGTCGAGAAGACCTCCAACGGTTCCTCACGCGCCAGGTCCGCGGCCAGCGTGCTCTTCCCGCATCCGGGAAGCCCGCGCATGATGATCGCTTTCAGCATAGTACTAATATCCGCCGCTCTTGAACCAGCCTTCGCCGTTCAACACGAACGCTCCCTTGCCGGAGATCAGACGCTTCGCCGCGCTCTTCCCGCAGAGCGGGCACACGCGCAGCGGCTTCGCCGTGATCTTCTGCTCGGCCTCCCACGTGTGCTTGCAGGCGGTGCACTCGTACTCGTAGGTCACAGGCCGGTCGTCCCTTCTGTACGCGCGCCGGTCAGGTCCGCGCGGAACAGGTTCGCGCCGGTCAGATCCGCGCCGGTCAGGTTCGCGGCGGTCAGGGCCGCGTGGAACAGGTTCGCGCCGGTCAGGTTCGCGCCGGTCAGGTTCGCGTACCTCAGATTCGCGTCGCTCAAATTCGCGTCGCTCAGGTCCGCGCCGGTCAGGTCCGCGCCGTTCAGGTTCGCGCGGAACAGGTCCGCGCCGGTCAGGTTCGCGCCTCGCAGATCCAAACTCTTCGGGTCTGCACCCGTCATAAGCATCGCCCCAAGCTCCCCGTTGAACTTGTCCCGAATGAACGCACGTACCCTCGCGGCGTACTCGTCCTTCGGTGGCTCGTTCTGCTTGCCGTAAATCTGCTGGAATCTCCCTGTGGGATACCCGAATTGAGACATCGACTCGGCCAGGCCCGGCACATCGGGAGCCACCTCCATGGTCACATGCGGCTGCCCCTGCGGATCACGAAGGCTGTAGATCACGGTCTCGCCCGCGCGCACCTGCTCGCAGTACGTGCCGACGCAGTGCTGCATCACCTTGCCCTCGGCTTCGAGCGCTTCCGGCGGAAGCTCCTGCACAGTCCACCCATCGCCGAAGTCGAAGACGACGGGGCCCTGCGGGACACGGACGACGACCTTGAAGTTCTTCGCGGCCCCGATCGCCTCGGCGGCCGTCACCCTACCGAGATCGATGCGATTCGCGAGAGCCCACTGAGCGATGGCGGCGCCGCGCTGTCGAAGAGCGTCGGACATGTCGATGAAGAGCGGGGCTTCGTCGTACCAGTGCATCACGTGAGCATGCGTGATGCGACCCTCCTGCTCCTGTTTCCAGGCGCGCTGCGTCCGCTTCGCGATCGGTCCTAGCTGCGCGGCGACCCAAGGGAAGAGGAAGTCGTACTCCGTGTCGGACGGAAGCTCCGGCTCCAGCATCGTGAGAAGTTCCGAGACCCGCTGCGCAGTAAGAGCGCCCCGCCCGCCACGCGCGAACCCGAAGTGCGCCCTCGACATACTCTCGTAGTGTCCGCTCGCGGCCCCCCACGTCCCATCTCCGGTTCCGTCGAACAGTGCGTTCTCCATGTAGAGGTGATCGAGCCCGAGCGTGTTCAGCGCGACCCGGATCGTCTCGTACGTCACGACCGGCATGTGCTCGTACGTCTTCGCCACCCAGCGGAGGCGGTCGATGGGAGCGTTCGGTTCGTAGTACATCATCGCCGCAACCACCTCGGCATCATCGCGAGTCCTGCGATCACCGCGGCAGCGTACAGCCCGACAGCGCCGATGGCTAGCCCGGCTAGCATTTTCCCACGGCGCGGGCTCATGTCTAGGTACATGACGGCGGAGTTGTTCCACCGGATCACGTTCCCGACGTAGTCCCCGGTCATCACCATGCCCCACGGGTTGCCCGACGCGCCGCACCGCACGCCACCGGCGTTGTAGTTCGCTGCGACCTCGGGCAGCTGCCCGTTGCGTGCGCGCGAGAGCTTGCCCAGGAGCCGGGCTCCGACGGAGACGTTCGTCGCCGGGTCCAGCATGTCCTGCGGGTTCCCGAGGCTCTTGTCCGTGATCTGCATGAGCCCGACGCCGCCGTCGTACGAGACCTTGCTCGCCTGCTCGGTCGCGTTACCGGACCAGAGCCCGGTCTCCTGGCACATGACGGCGAGGACCCACTGCGGCGGGACGCCGTGCTCACCGGCTGCGTCTAGGATCAGGTTGCCCCAGTTCGCCCAGGTCTGCTCCATCTGCTTGAACCGGAGCGTTCCAGGCTCGAACGCGGGCGTACCCTGACCCTCCACGGCGATGAGACCGTCGTCCTGCGTGTCCCAACGCAGGCCGCCGCAGGGGTTCGCGTAGGCACCGAGGCCGGAAAGCGGGACCTCGAAGCGCCCCCAGTCCGGGTCCTCGTAGACGCACGTGTTGCCAGAACAGGCCGGCTCCACGATCCCGCAGTCGCTGCCGTAGCAGTGAGATACTGGCTGGCCGTGGGCGCTCTCGTAGACCAGTTCGATGAGGGGGCGCATCCTGGCGGGATTCTACGGCATGTGCTGCCGTGCTACCATCCCGGTCCGATGGACAAGCGGTGGCTCCTCGGGGGCATCCTGATCGCGGGCGGGATCGGACTCGTGGCGGTCGCCTCCCGTCGGCCGAAGATCAACGAGAAGTCTCGCGTACTTCTGTTCGGGGACTCCCTCGCGGTCGGCCTGAACCCGCAGCTAAAGCAACTCGCCAACGAGGCCGGCGTGGAGGCATATACCGGCAAGGGGATCGTCGGCACCCGGATCAACCAGTGGGACACAGACCCGTGGCTCGACGCGACGCTCGCGTCCTTCCAGCCAACGCTCATCCTGGTGAGCCTCGGGACGAACGACGAGGCCACATCCCCCGGCGCTGTGGACCGTGAGGAGGACGCCTTCCATGCGCTTCTCGACAAGCTCATCGCGACCGGTGCTGAGATCGTCTGGATCGGACCGCCCGAGCTTCCGTTCCCGCGCCAGGGCGTGTCGGACATGATTCGTGAGTCTGTGCCGTACTACTTCGAGAGCGAGCAGCTGGACATCCCCCGCTCGCCCGATCACCTCCACCCGAACGCCGCCGGCTACGCCGGGTGGGCAGGGGCCATCTGGCGGTGGCTGACCTGATGTCGGGAACATGACGGACGCTGACATCAAGGAGGCTATCGACGCTCTGCAGAGGGCAGAGACGCTCCTCGGTAAGATCGATCGCGACGGGATCCTGACAACGCTCGAAGAACTTCGTGAGGAGGTCGAGACACTCCCCCAGGTACAGCTTGACCTACGCATCGCCCGCATGCGCCTCACAGCAAAGCTCTCCCACGACCCGGATAAAACCCCTGTGGAGCATGTCAAGGGGATCTCGCAGATGGCCATGAGGGCGGTCGACCCGAAGAAGCCTTGACCCTTGGCTAGCTCGGCTAGCTCTGCTAGCCTCCGGCACGTGCCATCAGCAGCCAAGAAGAAGTCGCCCGTCAAGGGTATGTCCCGTGGACGCAGAGGCGTCTTCCTCCGGCTGCCCCCAGACCTCTACGAGAAGCTCCGGCGCATGGCAGCAGTCAGGATCGCGAGTGGCGCGACGGGTGGCATGCAGGGTACGGTGATCTCCCTGATCGAGCAGGCCAAGGAGAAGCGACCGTGACGACAGCCCGCCCCCGGAAGCCCCAGAAGCGTCCCGCCGCCAAGAAGCGAAAGGTCCCCGTTCGCCGGGGGCGCGAGGTGGTGACGGTCTCGGTGATTCGACCTCACGTCTCGCGAGTCAGGCACGCCCGTGTCTCCCGTGAAGTGGTGGGGCTCCGATGCCGCGTCGTGGGCGTACACCCGGAGGCCGAAGTGATCGTGCTGAAGGACTTCTACGGGCAGCAGGTGCTGGTGCCGGTCACGTCAGCGAAGAAGGACGGGGTCCTCGCTCTTGACCTTGCTGGGCTCGTCAATCGCGACGTGTGGCTGTCGCTCCGGCTTCCGTAGTACACTGAGGCGTCGCCCGCTCCCTGGCCCGACCGGATCCCCCTCTCGGTTGGGTCAGAGATGAGCGGGCGACGCTTTTTACTACCGAGCCGCGACGCGCAGGTAGCCGCTCGCGGTGCCCGCGAAGCCCGCCGGTGCCTGGATTCGGACACCGAGTGTCGAGGAGGCAGGCGATATGCCGGCGGGCTGCAGAAAAGCGAGCGACGGGAACGAAACGGCTTCCTCGTTGTCAGCTGCAGAGAATAGCTGGACCGTTTCGGTCGCCAGCACGACGGCGGTAGTGAGCGGATCCTGCACGAGTTGGACGCTCACCAGTGCCGGGAGTACGCCGGTGCCCGTAACGACGACGCTCACATCTGCGAGGGCTTCGATGGCGACGCCTCCAACGTACTGCAAAACTCCAGGCAGGGGGATGAAGAAACCGTTGCTTGGCGGAGTCGGCACGAAGGCGAGATTGAGAAAGTTATCGCCAGCGACGAGCGCGCCGTTGGTCAGTGTCGCCTGCGCGATCGGCGCACCCAAAGGAATAGGCAGGCTCGACGCGGCGAACACCGTCATGCCCATGAAGCGAGTGCCCTTGCTGCTCCCGGCGACCTGCTCGTCGGACAGCACGTAGGGGATCGGTCCATTCGGCGGAAATGCCGGAATGGGAGCAGGCAAGCCGGACGCAGCTTTAGCCACCTCCAGATCCTCGCCTGTGCCAGCCAGGTAGCAGCGCACTTGGGCTCCAGCAAAGCCAAAAACACTGCCAGGTAGCCCTCCTTGAGCGGCACCAAGCGGCGCTGACTCGATGAGAACGACGAACGTGTGTCCGTCGCCGCCACCGGCAAGCGTGATGTTTGTGATGGCGGACGGGAAGACGACCGCCAAGAGGGCGGCGTTGACGAGATTCTGCAGATCCGTCGGATCGGCGCTCTGAACGGCTTGGACCTGAGCGGCGCTTGGGTTCGTGATGATTCCGTAGTTCATGTTCTTGTTTCCTTTTTCTTTCTGTTCAGATCACTGGGGGGGCGAGACAGCGGCGATGAACGCCATGAAGCGCGTGCCCTTCGCTGCGCCAGCGGTGCCGACAGCGACATTGGTTGCCACTCCGGTGATCGCGAGCAGCGAGGCAATCGCCGCCTCCTGGTACGCCTCCAACGCTTCCGCATCGGAGCCCATCCAGAATCTGCCGTTCACATTCGGCAGTTGGGCGACCGACCAGCCAGCCATGCTCACGGCCTCCGACACCAGAATGCGAAGCACGAACGTGTGGCCGTCGCCGCCGCCCGCGATGTCGACGTCGAGGATGCCCAGCTGCGGATTGCTCGGTACATTGTTCGCAGCGTCCAGCGCTGCGATGTACTTTGTGAACAAGTCCTCCATGACGGACGCCTCGGTGGCCTGGAGGTAGTCGTAACGGTTCGTTTCAGTGTCTACGAGCGTGGTTGACGGGATGAACATGGCTGTGGCTTCCTTTTCCTCCCGGCCGAGGCGCGGGCATGTGACGAGACTCCCCACCGGCAGAGGCGCGGCGGGAACCCCAGGAGCCTACCGTCTCACGAGGGAATATGCCAGGTACATGCCGCCGGCCGCCAGGAGGGCTCCTCCGAGGAGCCTGACCCCCGGACGCGCCCACAGAGGCCGGTCTTCGGGCCAGGGCTCGTTCGGGTCAGGACATGCCTCCGCGCCCGCGCCGCGGGGGCACAGGTCGTGGATGTCCGGGATGTCCGGGTGCCACTCGAAGTGACCCCAGTCGTCCGCGGGGGAGGTCCAGTCCCCGCCCCAAATCCCGCCCCAGCGCTTCCATTCGGCCGCCAGGGCTGCGTAGTCGGCGCGGGTACCGCCGTCGATGAGCAGGTCCGCGGCGCGGCCCCAGACGTGCCAGGAATGGCATCCACTCACGCCCGTCGCGGTGCTGCTCCCGCCCGCGTAGATGGCGTTCTGCCTGGCGCACGTCCTGAAGCCCTCGGAGACGCGAGCCTCGATGCCGATGCTTCTGCCGTACGCGAGAAGGTCGGCGACCTTCTGCTCCATCCAGGGCGTGAGGCCCTTCGTCACGAGCTACACCTCGTCAGCCGACACATGTCGGTGCGATTCGGTTTCCGGCTCCTCGGGTTCGCTGGGTACGGCTTCCTGAACGACGAACTCCTCCTCGGTCAGTGTGACGCCTCTCACCGGATCCGGCGCGCTGTCCTCCGAGGAAGCGTTCTCCCGAGCGACCTTCTTGCGCCGCGTGCCGCCGCCCGAGCCGCGTCGGTACATGATGGCGACGTCCTTGCCGGCCCCGGCCGCGTACTGCGCCACGATCCGGAAGCCCTTCGGCGACGTCGGGCTCGTCGTCACCGCGCGATCGTGCTTTCCCTTCTGCGCGCCGATGCGAGCCAGCTGCTTCGCCTTCTCCAGCAAGAGCGGCGACTTGTTCACCTGACGGAGCGGCTGCTTCCGGTCGCGAACAGACATCTCCCACACGTAGTACCTCGCATCTTGGGCGTTCCCCCTCGTCGTCGCCATGATCAGGGAGTCCCCTCGAAGCCGACCACGAGCCCCATGAAGCGGGTGCCCTTCGCTGCGCCAGCGAACGAGTTCGCGATGACGGTGTACTGCTTGCCCGGACCCGGATCGAAAGCCCGCATCCGGTCGTATGTGGCCTGCTGTGCGATAGCGAGCGCGTCCTTGTCCGACGCCAGGTACGCGCCGGCATGCACCGTCGAGAGAATGAACGACGGTATCGAGGCTCCGAGCACCACGCCGTAGAGGAAGTTCGCCTGGTTCGTCGTGAACGTGATCTGCGCCACGAACGTGTGGCCGTCGCCGCCACCGGCGAGATCCACCGCGGCGATGCCGTACTTCTCATCCGGGGGCGTGATCGTCACGTTCAGCGCCACGATCTCGGCCACCGCCGCAGCGATACCGGCTTCGATGTCCCCCGGCTCGGACGACTGCACGAAGCGAGTGATCGTGTTCTGTGTGAAGCCCGGCGGAGAGAGAACGAATGTGCTGATCGACATGATGGTGCTCCTTACCGCGCGGAGAATACCCCGGTTAGCCGAGCTAGTCTACGTCGTCCGCCCACCGCGACCAACCGAATCTATCTCGCGCTTCCTGTGCCTCGGCGACGGCTACCTCCGCGTCTCGGCGCGCAGGATTCGGCAGAAGGCGCAGCTGTCGGACGGCGGCGTTCGGATCGAGGCCCAGTTCCCAGCGGAGGCGCAGATGGTCAAGCTGCTCCGCCGTCGCTCCCCCCTTCTCGGCCAGTATCCCGAGGAGATTCATCGTGTCGAGGGGAAGATCACGTACGTCGAGCCCGAGGATCGCGCCGAGGGAGATGTCGTCGGTTTCTAACTCGCCGTCCCTGGCTCGCTGCCACAGGTACTCCGGATCGAGCCTCTCGACTGCGCCGCCCAGAGTCGCGATCACCATGCCGTTGTCGATCGCGGAGTCGTAGCTGTATGTGTCGACGATGATCTTCACTTCTTTCCTGCTGGAGATGCGCCTCGTTTTCACGCTCCTCTCAGTCAGCCCCCGACGGTTCTGCCTGTCCCACCAGGCAGCCGCGTCGTCGGATCTGCCAGCGTCCGGGCGCCTCATCCCGACGACTTCCCCGGAGGAGATGCAATTCGCGATGTCGTCCTCGATCTCCAGCACCGAGTTGAAGTGAGCGCCGAGCAGCAGTCCCGTGTACAGGGCCACGCCCCATCCCTTGCTCTTTTCATCCTTCGTCACACCCGCGGCGGTGTGCACGCGCACGCAGTGGCTCTCGTGACACGTCCACATGTGCCCCGGAGTTGCTCCCTGCCTGTTCCCCTCGTACTCGCTCTCTTCTTCCTCTCCGTCTCGCTGCTCGTAGTAGCCTCCCCCGTACTCTTCCTCGTAGTAGCCGCCGTCGCCGCGCTCTCCGGCAAGGTCGTTGAAGCAACCGTTCTCGTACCAGCCTTCTCCTTCGTACGGATAGTCCGCCCTGTCCATCCGGTAGACCGCCACGCGCGGCATTGTGTAGTTCACCACGATGGCTGGCTTCATCAGCTTCGGGTTCACGACGATCCCGAGCGACGCACCGATCGCTTCCCCGAAAAACTTTGGCACACCAGTGGGGACACCAGCACCGAACGACTCCCCTCTGCGCACCGCCGATGGCGCGGTGAGCCGCCACTCGTACTTCGTGATCGCGACGTCACCGACGTTCAGGCCCTCTGCGGTTGCCGCGTCTTTCGCAGGGATGTGTTCGAGCAGGATCGCATCGGTCCAGACGATCGGGGGCTTGCGGCTCTTGAACTCCTTGTTGATTCTGTCCAGCAAGGACATGCGCGTAGCACGCGCGGCGGTCTTAGCTATGCCAGCGATGGGGTGATGATCCGGGTCGTGTCCCATCAGGTACCAGAACCACCCGCCTGCGCGCTTCCTGCTAGCCATCGTCGTTCTCCCAGCGGGCCCAGCCGAACTTCTCCCGAGCTTCCGCCGCTTCCGCGAGCGCGGCCGTAGCCTTGGATCGGGACTGATTCGGGAGCAGCTGCAGCTGCCGTACCGCTACGTTCGGATCGAGCCCGAGTTCCCATCGGAGACGTAGCTGAGCCAGCTGCTCGTTGGTGGCCCCCGCCTCCTGCGCGATGACGCCGAGCAGGTGGATCGACTCGACAGGAAGATCACGCACGTCGAGCCCGAGGATCGGCTCCAGGTACGCCTCGTCGATCTGGATGCGGTCCTCCAGGATCTCCTTCCATAGATCGGCGGGGGCGACCTCGCAAAGTTCTGTGTCCGGCGCCGCCGCGGCGATGATCAGACCGGAGCGCAGCGCGGCGCTGTACCGCAGGATGTTGTACTTGCCCGTGGCCCCGTAAGAGCCGTGCTCGCTCTCGGGCGGGCGCGAGCCGCGCAAGTCGACGTTGATCTCTCGCGCCTTCACGACCTTGAAGTGCCGATCGCCGTGGGGGTCTTCCTTGACAGCCACGTCGACACGGATGGTGTTTACATATGTCACCTCGTCGTCCCAATCGCCAACGTGTTTACCTAGAACGAACCGCTTCAGTTCTTCGGTGAGATCCAGATCATCCAGGTCCGCGTCCTCCTCCGGTTCGACGATCCTACCGACCACGTGCTGCCCGAGTTGGCCCACTAGATCCACTTCGTTTTCCGCGACCTGTTCCCATTCTTCGTCGCCGTCGTCGCCGCCGCCGTCGGTGTCTCCCTCGTGCTTGTGCGCTTCGGCGTAGTTGCGGAACGGGGGCGAGTTGTCTCGCCACCACTTCTGAGCCTCTGTCGAGCGGCCGACACCGTCGATGTCGCCGGATGAGACGCAGTCCGATTCGTACTCCCCTGGCATGATCTGCAGGTGTGCCCCGAGCACCAGCGACGTGTAGAGAGCCGTGCCGTAGGCGGCGCCTTTCGTCCTCACGCCCTGAGCGGTGTGTACCCGCACGCATCCCGATACGTCGCAAGGCCAGCCGTAGCCCGCGCTGCTGAAGTCGTCATAGCAACCGTGCTGGTAGCTCCCGTTACCTTCGTCCGGGAACCCTGCCCGGTCCATGCGGAGGATGTGCACGTGGCTGTCGTGCTGCATTACGGCCAGCGCTGGCTTCAGCAGCTTCGGGTTCACGACGATCCCGAGAAACTGTCCGGCGAGCAGACTCTTGTATCTCCCTCCTTCCGTGGCTGATCGGTATTCGGGGCGAGTTTCTGACGGCCTGATCCTCCATTCCCATGTCGCGATCCTGACTCGTCCAGGGATCAGTTCCTCCGCGTAGGCCGGGTACCTCTCGTCCCCCGGCTCCACTCGCGCGGCTCGGTACCAAGGGACTGGCGGGTGGTGCGGAGGAGAGATCACCTCGCCCCGCGAGTTTGTTCTCCCCACGCTCCAGTTCTTCGCTTCGTCGGTCACCTCCCAGTAGCGCGAGTCCTCTTTCGTGAGGATGTACCCCGTGAAGTCGTGATCGTCGTACCTCCCCTCCAGGAACCAGACGTGCATCCCCTCCGGCACATTCCGACGAAGTCGTCTAGGCGCTCGCCTCACGCTCACGGGGCGAACCTCCACACGATGAGGTCGAACGGGCCGTCTGACGCGACCGGAGGGATCCCGGCGAAGCCGTTCACGATGATGATGTCGGGGAAAGCGGGGTCCACGCCGCAGACGAAGCGCACCATCGGGACCGCCGACGGAACGACGTACCAGGGCACGGCCCCCGCGCTGCACTCGTACGGACCGAGGGAGTTCACCATCTGGACGCGGTAGATACCGGTCCCGGATTGGGTCACACCGACGACGTTCTCGCTCGCGAGAATGTTCCCGGCAGGATCGGCCTTGCAGGCGCACCAGAGGGAGATCACAGATCGTCCTGAAACTTGTATGCGATGAGCCCGAACGCGCTGTCGAGCGCGAAGCCGGCCGGGGCCGAGAACTTGACGATGACGGTGCTCCCATCTGGTTGCAGCGTCGTCTGGTGGAACAGATAGTCGAGAATGGAGCCGTTCATCGGCTGCACCACGAAGAGCGCCTCCTCTGGGCCCATGTCACTACCGAGGTCGATCGTGTACTCACCAAGACCCGTGCGTGAACCCGTGCAGTTGTCGGACCTGATGGTTGAGCCATCGGCTCGGATCTTGATTGCGGAAAGATAGATCAGCGACATGTTCACCTCGCAGCTGAAAGTCTGAAGCTCCAGGAGGAATAATCAACGGCCACGCGGCGGGCGAGGAGGGCCAATGACTTCTCGATCTTGGCGATTGGAGTCCACGGAGTAGCGGCGGAGGGCGGAGCGGCCGTGAGAGCATGCGTCGCGGCGAGCACCCCGTTCACAAAGTACCTCACCCCGAGAGATGCCGAGATGTCGATCGTGAGCTTGTCCCATGCTCCAGCGGCCGAGATGGGGATTGCCGTAGCCGCCGTGACAGGCGATCCACCACCGAGAGTCTTGACTACCCAGTTGGTCAGACTGGTTGCCGGATCGTGGCACAGCAGCGCACAGTTGGCCCCGAACCCGGTAGTGGCAGCGTCGGACCACCCGAACATGGTCGCGTAGTTATTAACACCGTCGGACAGTGCATCAACCCGCGACACGAGAAACTCTATCCGGGTGTTTCCGCCGGCTGCGGCGACGTTGGAGTAGCACGGCGCAGCCGCAGCGGCTTGCCTCGCGGCGGCACGACCAGTGGCGGTAGTGCCAGTGTTCAGTAGTAGTATTCCTTGGTGGGCCCCGTCGATCACCGCTGGGGCGACTCCGGGGCCCACAGTAACGGCGGAACCGGTACCGCTGATGACGCTGATCCAGTTCGTGTTCCCGAACACGGTGCCGTTGGACGAAAGGAAGTCCTCGAAGAAGCTCGCCCCGTTCGGGGGGTTCACCCCGAGCGGGAAGTACGCTCCGCCGTCCACGGACATGACGAGCGCCTTCTGCGTGTTGTCGTATCGTGCTCGCATCGTGCCAGCCGGAGCGACCGTGGTGGTCGCGCCTGGGTCGCTCATGTCCACGAGCAGGTTCGACGTCGCACGAGGCGTCGTCGGAGCGCTCGCGACGAACGAGTACCCGAACTGAGCCATCGCCTCTGTCAGATCCGGCAGGAACGCATCGTTCGCGAGCGTGACGTCGATCTGCGGACGCGCAGCAAGCGATGTCGCCACGAGTCCCGGCTCGGAGAGGTTGCCGACCTCGGTCGCGTTGATGCTGTCCAGCTGAAAGCGATGCGTTCCCATTAGGCGGCCTCCTCAAAGGCGACTTCGACGTCTGTCGGAGTCGTGACGATGACGCCGGCCTTCGTGACTTGAAGCTCGACGAAGTCTCCAGCAGCCACGGCTACCGTGTTCACGACGTTCGACGCGGACACGGCAGTCGGCAGCATTGACACGGCAAGCGTAGTGGCCACTCCGTTCAGGAGCACGGTGTAGGTGATGTTGTTCACTCCCGCTCCAGCGACGCGGCAGCGAACGAACAACCGTTGCAGCGTGCCCGCTCGCGTGATGGGCATGCGAACGCTGGTCGTCGGAGCGAGCCCGCTCTGGTAGCCGGGACGCAGGAAGCGTGTCACCGCGGTGAGAGCGAGGGTGCCAGCGCCCCAGAAGATAAACCCGTTCGAGGCTCCCTGCGGTCCCTGCGGTCCCTGCGGCCCGACGTCTCCCTGCGGTCCCTGCGGCCCGACGTCTCCCTGCGGTCCCTGCGGCCCGACGTCTCCCTGCGGTCCCTGCGGCCCGACGTCTCCCTGCGGTCCCTGCGGCCCCTGCGGCCCAGGCGGACCGCCACCGCCGGCCGGCGGCACGCGCGGCGTGCCGCGGCCAGATGTCCCGGTCTTGTCACGAACGGTCATACCGAGGCTCCCATCGCGTTGATCCAACCGGATCCGTTCCACCAGATCGGTTCGTCCAGCGTCGTGTCGAAGTACATCTGCGTCACCGCAGGGAACAACGGGCGCGCAGACGTAGGGCCCATTGTTGGCTCCGGCGTGGTGTCGTCGATCGGGTTGTTCGTGACCGGCGTGTAGCTCATACGCGGACCCCGTTGAACTTCACGTCCGAGAGCTTGAAGGCTCTAATGATCTGGTTGGTCGAGTCTCCGGTGACCAGCATGAAGGCCGGCGTTTTGTTCGGGGCCTTGGGGAGCCCCCCGTCGAGGCTCGACGCCTCCGCAAGCGTCGCTCCGGGGTATGCAGCCAGGATGGCCGCGAGCGAGTAGCTGTTGCTCGGCCAGTTTCCTGCCGGTGGCAACGGAGCAAGAGACACGGTAGGAGCAACGAACGGAGGACCGACCGCGAAGCCAGGAGAGGCCAGGGCGTTCACGAGAAGCAGGTTCATACTGGCGGCAAGCCACGTGGTCGTACGAGATCCGTCAGGGTTAACGACCGTGGATCCGTTGGCGAGCGCTGCCGGGGATGCCGGATCGATGACTCCGATCTTGTAGATCGCGGAGCCAAGAAGACCGTTTAAGGCGATGACGAAGTTGGCGTAGACAGGCAGCCCACTCGTCGCCGGATTCAGATCGAGCCACGTGTATTCGACGCTGACCAGCTGCGAGAGAGGCAGCAAGTCGCCAACGCGGTAGCCGAGGATGGTCTTGTTTCCGACTCCGCCGCCGTTATAGCCGCCAGCGACGTTCCCTCCCGATTGCGCGTGCAGCACAGGGGTAGCGTCGTACGGATCCTGCACGTGGGCAGAGTTCACGGAACAGTCCACCCGGTTCGGGTAGTTGAACCCTCCTCCGCCCCCGCCCCCGAGCAGCGTCCCCGAGATCACGATTCCGAGCACCCTCTGTCCCTTCGCGGAGCCCGCGATCTGCACATCCACGATAGGGGATGCGTTCTGCACAGCCTGAAGTGCCTTCGTCAGTACCTCGGCCTCCGCTCCAATGAACCCCTGGGCGCTGATCGTGGTGGCATCGAGGCCGCCCTCTGCATTGACGCCTGACGTGCCCTGGACCTCCAGGAAGAACATGTGCCCGTCGCCCGCGCCCGTGAGCGCGATCGACGTGATGACCGGATCCTGCAGTGGCCCGAACGTCGCGAGCCAGGCCACTCCAGACGCGGCGAGCAGGGCTTCCGGTGTCGCGCCCTGAACGATGAAGGACACCGCGTTGGCTGAGCCGCCAAGGATCGTGCCGTATCTCGACATGGACTACCTCTCCACGCTGACGGTCACCGGGAGCAGCGCGAAGCCGCCGCGCTCCGGCTCGTACAGGTTGCACGCCGTCCCGGCGCTCGCCGGCACCTCGATGTGACGTCCCTGCTCGCACCACGCCGTCCCAGGCCCCGTGTACGTCGCCGCGATCTTCTGCCCGCGCGACGCGAGCCACGAGGACGGGTCGATCTTCACGAGCTTGCCGCCGGGCATGAACTGCGTGACGCCGAGGTAGACGCGGCCCTTCGACTCGCCGATCTTCTGCCCGCGACCGACGTACTGTCCCTCCCGCACCAGCGAAGGAACCACGCCGTCGTACATGAGCACCACCGGCTCGTCATGTGCCGCGATGTGGACGAACCGGTCCCCGAGCGCCGCGACGCGGCCGCTCGCCGTCGCGTAGACGTCCGTCCCGGCGGCGGCGTCAATGGCCACGCTCGCATCACAGACCCGGTACCGGTTCGGTCCGGGACATGCCGCCACGCCGCCCTCCCGCACGACCGCTCGGTGCGGCCGAAACAGCGCCTTCACGAGCGCCAACCCGGCGATTCCTCCCAGGACGTAGGGGGCCGTTGACATCGGGGCACATGCTAACAGGGCTTGTCGGCCGGAGGAAGCTGCACCAACATGTGTCCCAGGATGCAGCGGTTTTCGCCGGAGATCCAATGGGTGCTGGTCGGCACCCGACAGGACGGCATCGACGTCTACTGCGAGGTCTGCGGCGTCGGGGGGCTGCAGCGCTCGTCACATGACGTGGCCTCGTTCGCCCAGGCCCACCGGACCCACCAGGCCCCCAAGGGCTCCCTCCGTCTCGGAGACGCCTTCGCCGCGGTGGCCAAACCCATCGCTCGGGCCATGGGACAGAAGCCGTGCACACCCTGCGAGGCCCGACGCCGCGCCATGAACGACCTCAAGAGGTTCTGGTGATCATGGAGCCCCAGGCGTGGCTGCAGATGGGGCTCACGATCGGCGCGATGATCGTCTCGATGCTCGTCTTCTACTTCAAGTCCGAGCAAGTGCTGCGCAAGGAGATCCTCGCGAGCGAGGAGCGCCTGCGCAACGGCATGGACGGGATCAAGCACGACGTAGGGCAACTCGCCACGCGCGTCGCCGTCATCGAGGCCCTCGACGAGCAGCCCCGTGGACGCCTGACGAGCCCTACCGGTAGGTACTAGGGCATCAGATCGATGTTCGTGTCCACCCAGTACTTGACGTAAGCCCTGACAGCGAGCAGCCGACAGCGCCAGCAGGTCAGTGACTCTCGCAGCGCCCGCGTGTACCGCGGCGAATCCGCAAGCTCCCCAGGTCGTAGCTCGTGCTTCGAGCACTTCATCGGCGTCATGGCAGTCGTCTCCAGTGCCCAGTCCGGATGACCCCGACTCCGCTGCGGCCCCCTTCTTCCCAACGCACGAACCCGTCGCTGATCTCAGCGACCGTATGGACCACATCCGGCTGGCGCTCGATCGGCAGCCCTGGGATCAACAGAAGGTACCGATCTCCTGGCGCGATCTCTTCTTGGCACCGCGAGTCCCCTGTTACCGTCGCAATCATGGTGTCCTCACTCTCCATCGTCCGCCGCACGCGCGGCGCACGAACGTGGGCTTGCTGAACATCGTCTCGACGAGCGGCGGCGGAGCGAACAGCTTGGCGCTCCTGATATGGCGACGGTTTCGCTCGCGCGAGATCCGTTGCTTCTGCTCCAGCGTCGTCTCTGTGAGACGCTTGAACTCGTCGAGTTGACGGCGCAACGTCTCGCGCGACGGCTCGTTGCCGTATGTGTAATCGCGCCTCTGGTAGAGGAACACCGTCCTCGTGTACGTGGGATTTATCGACACCGGCCAGGTGCCGTACCGTCCGTTGTGGACGGTAGTGAGAATCTCGTTCCCGTACATCACCGCAGTCCCGGTCTCCGAGGTCTGTGCCCTCGATCGAAGCACTGAAGCTCGCACGGGCCGCAGTACCCGATGAGGTGCCCCGTGAACATCTCAGCGATCGAGTCCGCTGTGCGCTCGATCGTGTCCTTGTCCCGGTCCCTCCACGAACGCGACCTCGCCACGCTCGCCTGCGTGCCCTTCAGATCGAGCTTGCCCGGCGGCACGCGCGGCATCTTCACAAGCTCCCCGTCGTCCACGAGCATGTATTCACCGGGGTACAGGAAGTCGACGGCGTGCCCGAACTCGTGGCTCAGGATCGCGATGACCGTGTCCTCCGGAAGCTCCGCGAACTCCGGGGACACGACCATGAGCTTGCCGCTCTCCTCAGTCGCCGCGAAGTGCCGCGGCGAATCGTGGATCCACGGCGCGATCTCCAGCGTCACGCGCTTGCACTTCGTCGCCCCGTTCCCGACGAACACATCCCGCACCGCGAGGAAGTAAGGCTCGATGACGGCCTCCGCCTCCTCGACGGTGAGGGGCGAGCGGATCTCGGGACACGCGCTCATGTGCTGGGGCTGGACGTCAGCCGCCTTGGTGGCCGCGGTACATCGCCACCTGATGCCTCCAGCCCGCGAGCGCCTGCGGCGGGATCATGCTTCGCTGAACCGCATCGTTCACCCGCTCGCGCGCCTCGTCTGGAGTCACCTGCGGGCAGAGCTTGTCCCCGCACTTGGAGCACGGGATGTTCGTCGGGTAGAGCTTCGCGTTGTTCTCGCTGTACGTCCACCCAGGCGGCATCATCGGCGACAGTCCAGGGCCGTTGCTGCCGACGATGAAAAGCTCCTGCCACTCCAGGGTGACGTCGTGCTGCTTGCCGCACACCCGGCAGTTCATCCGGATGACGAGCCCGTCGGGGCTGATCGACTCCTTGATGCCCTCGTAGTCCTCGACGCCGAGGCCCCCGAACACGCCCGCGTCCTCGCGCTGCGCGATGTCGTCGAAGTAGTCTCCCCCGTTGATCCTGGCTCCCTTGTGCATGTGCTTGCTCTCTTTCTAGCTGTAGTTGTCGGACATGTGGAAATCGCTCAGGGCGTCGTCCCGGTCTGCATGTAGATACCGAGGTCGCGGAACGACTCGTGCCGCCCGTCGCCCGTGCCGTAGATGTTCGAGAAGGCGAGGTCTCCCTGCGGTGGCGGAGACACGCCGTTGTACCCGCTCGTGAAGTCCCAGACGTCCCCAGGAAGGGCAGTGGCCCCGACACGTTTCGCGAGGATGAGCAGTTCGTCACCCTCTGCGTCTGTCCAGAAGGGCGCGAAGATCGGCATCTGTCCGCCCCCGGTCGCGGTCGGATCAAGGACGCCCTGCTGAATGACGCCGGGTTGTCCGTCGGGCAGCAGAGGCTGCACGAAATCCGCGACCGAATCCAACCGCGGAATGATGTCCTCGATTCGGACAACGAGACTGCCAGCACCTGTGAGCGGTTCCGTCTGCTGGTACGCAACCACATGCCAGGACGCAGGAATGGTCACGCGGGGCACAGGAACGCCCAGGATTGTCTCCGGCGCTCCAGGGCTCTGCCTGGGAAAGTGGTACGGGGCTCGGCGCGTCTTTGCGGCCGGGTTCCTGTAGCTGTTGAGGTTCTGGTACCGCCAGATGAGGCGGTAGCTGTAGAACTGAAAGGGGTTGACCGCGTTCGGGAAAGTACCGAGCGGTGCCCAGCAGATCGGGAACTGGAGGAGCACCCTCGCGCCTTGCGGAACCGCGATGCCCTTCATCAGATTCGGAGAGAAGCCGGGCGCGCTCTCTTCCGCACGAGGATCACGTGTCCCTGGGAAAGCGATGGGGATGATCGCTGACTTGCCCTGGTAGTTCCGCTCGAAGTTCGGCGCGGGCTTGAGCACCCGCACGTTCGTCAGCTGCGCGTCGACCATCGTTGCCCCGGACGGGGCCGCATCGCCTGCCATGTGTGCTCCTACCGCTTCGCCTGGTACGCCTGGTACGCGGTGTACCCGCCAGCAGCGATGCCGATGGCCGCGAACATCGCGCTCACGACGGCCTCGTGCTTCTCGCTCGCGTCCGCGCTGCCCCACCACTTCTGGGCGCGGTACACGTTGAATGCCGAGCCCGAGACCATGATCCCGGACACGCCGCCCCATGGGCCGCCGAACGCGAGCCCGCCACCGAAAGCAACGGCCGCCACGAGCGCCGTGATGCCCGCCGAGCGCATCGCCGCGGCAGGGGACGCATCGGCCGGCTCCAAGAAATCGATCTGTCCGCCCATCCCGGTGGGCCTGGCGTACGCGCCCATGCCGTCTGCCGGCACGAAGTACTCGCCGGTCCCGGCCGTCGGTCGAGCGTACGCGCCCATGCCGCCCGGACCGGCCCCGAGACCGTCCGGGCTTGCGCCAACCCCGGCGATCTGATCATGTAGAGGAGGACCCGAGGAGTCCGGCCTGTGTTCTGGGGCGACGTTGTCGAAGACGCTGGGGGCGTTGCCGAACATGTGCCGTAGTCTAGCCCGATCGTATGCCCGTGGGAAGGAGGGGCGTTTCTGCGCTAAAACCGGAGGCGATGGCCGGGATCGCGGCGCCGATCAGTGCGCTCGGAGGCCCTGCGGCACAGGAGACTCACGGAGGTGACGAGGCCGCGCCGGGCGCTGGCGGGCGAGCCGGGCGCTGCTTGCAGAAGGCACAGTCCGGTTCGGTGCACTTCTCTTCGAGCCACTCGTCGCACTCCATACAGGCGTAGCAGTCGATCGCGTCGAACCGATGTGCCGGTCCGTGCCCTTCCACGCCGCAGTGCGGGTGCCTCTTCGCGGCCTTCTCGGGTGACATTACGTGCTCTCCTTCATCAGAACGGAAACTCCGAGTTTGCCCTCGGCGTGCTTCTCGACAAGCAACAGAAACGAGCCCCACACGGGAAACTGCGCGCCGACTTTGTGGCCACCGGGAGGAGCGAGTTCGGTCGCAAGCGTTCGAGCGTCCTCCTTCACATTCGACGGGATCTCGGCAGGGGCCGCCCGGCGATAGCCCTTCACCGGGCTCCGATCCGGTCGCTGCGCGATGCCGGCCAACCACTTGTCTGCTCGCGCCCAGTCGCGCTCTCCGGGGCGGCAGTTGCCGCCGCTCGCGTAGGCCGCGAAGACCTTCGCTACCTTGTTCCGATCGGCTCGCTGACCGTACCAGACGCCGCACTGCCGGGCCTGCGCAACCCAGATCCGGGCCGTTGCATCTGCGCACATCTGCGTCGCTCCCTCGTCCGTTCCGACCAGCTTCTCCCATTCCGACTGCGGCACAAGGAGCGAGACGTGGATCTGACCAAGGCACCGGGCGCGCCCCTTGTCCTGGGTCCACTTCGGGTGCTGCATACCAGCGTGGACACGCTGATCAAACAACGTCTCCGCGTGCCACAGCGTCAGCATCGCGAGTCCTAGCTCGGTCGTCGTCCAGCCCTGCCCGTTCGCGTAGGGCTTCGTGGCGCGAGCGAGCGCGGCGGACATGCCACCGAGCCGCCGTTCGTAGTCCTCTCGCGTTTCGCCTGGAGCCGATGAGTGCTCCAGCTTGTTCGCCGTCGCGAATAGCCAGCGCTCCAGACCACTCCGCTGGTCAGCGGCGGCGGCATGTATTCCGAGAACGAGCGTGAGCGAAAGCAGCAACGCGATAAGTCGTCGGTTCATTCTGTCTCTCCTGCGGTCGCGGAGCCTGCCACGTCCTCGTCGTCCGTGTCCACGTTCTGTCCTACCTGGATCTCGACCCTCTCGACTTTGTTCTTGAACCTCTGCAAGTACTTCGACCACTGAAGCCACCGGATCACTGGTTCAAATTCGGGGCGCTCTTTCCTCCACACGAAGACGCCGTACTCGTTCGAGTCGGTCCCCTTCTTCACGCGCTTGCCGTGCTTGTTGATCCGGTAGCCGTCCACGAACTGCGGGCGCTTGTCGATCACGTACACGTACTCGGGCGGGTGCTCCCGATAGAGCCCGCCGACACGCTTGATGCCCGAGAGGAAGTTCACAGGAAGGAGGAAGGCGAGCGCTCCACCAGGGGCAAGCAGCGAGATCGCATGACGGACATGCTGCTCCGCGAAGGTGAATGGCGGATTGCCCACGATGGCCTGGATCCCAGGCACATTCCGCTGCTCGATCTGCAGGAAGTCGCCCTCCAGCGAGATCAGCTTGCCGTGGCTCTCGTGACGGCCCAGGTGGGCGCGCTCGATGCAGAACCGGGCACGGTCCTCGTGCTCCGGCAAGATCAGACCGCTGTTGAGGTCGTTGCAGTACAGCGTTCGCGGGGCCCATGTCTCGGCCATCGCACTGACGAAGGAGCCTCCCCCCGCGCTCGGCTCCATCATCACGCTCGGCGCGACGATGACGCCGTCGGCCTTCAGCTTCTCGCAGATCGCGAGCGCGAGCGGGTAGCGCGTCAGGTAGACGTCGTTCTCCTCGCGCTCGCTGCCGCGACCGGTGCTGCTCATCTACTTCCCCTCCCTCTTGGCGAACCTACGTTTGACGAGTTCCTTCTCCTTGTCATTCAGGCCATCGAAGAGACGGTCGGCTGTCTCGCGCAAGCCGGTGGAAGGCGACCCGAACATCCGACGTCCGTACGCTTCCTTCTCAGCCGACGTTGCGCAGCTGAAGCACAGCTTCGTGCCATCACCGAGTACGTCGCGGCACTCCTTCTTGTTCTTGCACCGCGCGCACGCCGTCTCCGGCTCCGTTTCGATGACGACCACGTTCCACGCCTTGTGCGTCACTCGACCACCGACCAGTCGTTGCGCATGTGACCGCTGAATCTGAGTTCCGCGTTCTCCCAGCTGCCGTCTTGATACACGTACACCAACTGGCGATTCAGTCCCTGACCCGGCGAGACCAACTGGTAGTAGTCTCCCTCGATGCCGGACTGCCTGACCTTCTTCCCGTCCTCCAGCGCCGCGATCACTTCACTGAACTTCATGTTCCTCTTCCTTCTTGCTCACCGGTTCGCCTTGTTCGGACCGGCGCAGTGCTCCTTGCAGGCTTCGCACGTCACATATTTCTGAGACGTCGCCACCCGCGGGTAGTGGTCGGGCCACGAGAACGGCTTTCTCGTCGGCGGCTCCGGCATCTTCGCCCCGCACACCGGCTCCCCGTCGTTGAACACGCACCAGTGCACGAGCGGCTTCGGTTGGTCATGCTGCTTCACGGGTGCCGCCTAATCCACCCGTTCCAGAAGCATGTTCCACCGAGCGCCGCACTGCGGGCAGTCATAGAGAAAATAGAACCGTGTCTCTGGAACCTCGATCGGTTCGTTTCCCATCTCGTCTTTTGCGAACCCGGCTCGCACCGGTCGGACCCATCCGCAGAGACAGGTTCGCGGATCTGAGTGTACCTCAATCAGTATCTTCGGTTGCTTCATGGTTGTCTCCTAGTGTCTGAGCATCCGTCCACCGCTCGATAGAGAGCGTCTCGCGCTCGCTGCTCGGCTCCGCAGCCGCACGGGCACCACTTGTCGAGCAGTCGGCGGCAATCGGCGGCGTGAAAGACCACGTAGTTCAGAACTGCGGGTTCCGAGATGGTGGGGCGAGGATGCTTCACGGCGCGGGCTCCGTCTTCTCTGGCTTCGCGCCATCCGTTTCTCGCTCGTCCTCGTGCAGCCCCCCGTGGCCCTTCGGGAGTCCGCACCGAAGAGGAATCTCGCCCGCCGGGTCGATGCAGAGGATCGGGTGCTCTTCGCGGCACTTCTTCGTTTTCTGGTTCATCGGATTGTCTCCTTCGTGTCGGGGTCGTTGCGGACAGCCGGTACCTGCTGCTTCACGGTTGCTCCCTGATTCGGTCGTACACCTCGCCACCTATCAGAGCGACGAACGCCCCGGCGAACAGGCACGGCACGAGCAGCGAGGCTTGGTCAAGAATCCAGTCTGCAAGATGCTTCACGGTTGCACCGGAATCTTTTCTTCCCGAACTAGCTTCGCCCACGGCAGGTCCACGCTGACCGTAAGTTCACGCGGCGGTCGATGAGGATCGCAGTGGTACGTCCCGTCACCGTCCGTCGTGGTAGCCAGACGGCGACAGCCCCGAGCGCACTTCGGGAGCGTCGCCACCAGTGCTACGAGCGTATCGTTATGGCGGCGTAGGAACTCCGCGAACGCCCGCTCACGAACTTCACTCATCAAAAGATCCTTCCCCCGAGCCTCAAGGGAGCCGGCTCGATCAACGAGGCACTCACCGTAGAGCTTCGACAACGGATTCTTGGTCAACGAATCGCCTCTTTCTTGTTGGGGTAGTTTCCGACACACGTTGCTTCACGGTTGCTCCCTAATCCACCCGTTCCAGAAGCATGTTCCACCGCGCGCCGCACTGCGGGCAGTCATAGAGAAAGTAGAACCGTTTTTCTGGAACCTCGATCGGTTCGTTTCCCATCTCGTCTTTTGCGAACCCGGCTCGCACCGGTCTGACCCATCCGCAGAGACAGGTTCGCGGATCTGAGTGTACCTCAATCAGTTTCTTCGATTGCTTCACGGTTGCACCGGGGTCTTTTCGGATGCGCTCACCTTCGTTTCCAACCAGATACGAACTATGTTGACCATGGCTGGAGCTTCATCACTGGCGAAGCCCCCTAGCGCATGATGCCCAACCAACATCGCCAAGATAGCAGGCTCCAACCGAAGTATCGCTTGTCGCTCCTCTGCGGAACGAGTCTCGTACCTATCGTCGAGCCACTTGAGCGCGCGCGCCGATCGTTCCGAGGTCACCGGATTGCCTCTCTCGTGCTCCGCTGAGCACGGTTTCTGATTCGGGGATGCTTCATCTGCGAGCCTCCGATCCGTTCTCAGTCCCGCTCACCTGAAGACCGTGCTCAGGACAATCATGCTCCGGGTTGTACGGCGTGCATGTGCATCGGCTGGCCGCACGCTGAAACACGTGAGCGACACCGCCCCCTGCGACGCACGCTAGCACTTCTATCTTGTCACCACGTGCCGCGTTGCCCTCTTCGGCAAAACGCTTTGCTTCTTCCGCGGTGATTCCGCTCAGGTAGCAAACGAACGTGTCTCGGTTGTACTTGCCCCGTTCGTACAGCCCAACAACGGTCCACAGCGACTTTGGCTCGTCAGAATCGACCGGCCCCGCGGCTCCGGAAACCACCGACTCCGTACCCATCTCGTTTGGATCTGCCATCACATGCTCCGTTCCGCGTGGTCTGCCGTGCATCCGTGCTTCATTGCCGAGCGGGAGTCCGCTGAACGTGTCCCGCTCACCTTCGGTTCACTTGCAGATGAGCGCACGGCCATAGGTTCCTCCGGTCAGATCGAACAGCTTGCCGTTCTTAGCGACGACGCGACGGACGAGGGCGTGAGCGACGCTGCGCGAAACCGTCGTGCCCACCTGTAGCGCGACCGTTACGAGGTCCGCAGCCATGTCGCCCACCTGATCGCACTCATCGTCGGTGAGCCAGCCTCGGTCCGCGTGGTCCAAGCTCTCGACGATGGCAGCGATCTTCCCGAGCGTCTTCTGAGCGTGCGACAGGCAGTGCTTCAGACGGCCCTCTTCGCTCACCACCCACCACTTGTTCTTTCCATATGGCACCGTCCACGGCTGCTCGCTCTGCGCCCGGTAGAGCGTCAGGGTTCCCGGGTCCACCGCTTCAGAATCGACCGGCGCGTTCTCTTTGGGATCTGCCATCACATGCTCCGTTCCGTTGGATCTACCGTGCAACCGTGCTTCATCTACGAGCCCTGTTCTCTCCACCGAAATATGCCAGAGCATCCCTACCGGTAGGCGTGATCGCGAGCGTCTCGGCGTTGCAGTCGGCCGTGATGCAGTCGCGGCTCACAAGGTACGCCACGTTCAACCGATCGCGCCTGAATCCCTGGGTGCCGCGCTCTACTCTGCACAGCACCGCCAGCGTCTCCTCGTCCAGCGGATCGCGGAGCCAGTAGACGAGGTTCTGCACCGTGCCGTTCTCCGTATCCAGGTAGCTCGCCCCTGAATTATCCGACTGAGTGCCTTGCTTCATCGTGTGCTCCTGACTCTGAGTGTGCTCCTGACTCTGACACCTAGCCACGAGCGACAACGGCAACGCCAGCACCAGAGCGCAGACGGTCCTTTGTCGCATCGCATGGGCCGCGAGCACGCCATGCACGGCTCGACCCAAGGTGGCTCGGGCGGCGTGATAGTCACCGGCTCCGTAATCTGTTCCGCGTCGGGCTTCATTCCAGCCACCTACGCCTTTCCGCACGCGAAGCCAAAGAACCAGCAGAGGAGAAGACAACCAGCGACGACCAGCGACTCTCGGTTCATCGTCCGCTGCGCTCCTTCTCCAGCATCACCTGCGCGGCCATGAGCACGTCATTCCTCTCGAACCCCTCGTCCGGGATCTCGCGAAGGATGGTCGCGACGCGATCGGCGAGCCCAGGCACCTGCGCCTTGCGAGCGAGCTTTACCCGAAGCACGGCGAGCGCTTCACTCAGCACAGAATGGGACTCGCGGTCGTTATTGACCTGTAGCGTCCAGGTCGGTTCGTTGGTCCAGTTTTGTGCGCAGCCGTACGTCGCGCCGTGACGCTCACCGCTACGGAACTCCAAGCGGACCTCGACGAGCTTGGCGGCTGGAAACTCGCGATTGAGCAGCGCGAGGGCATTGTGCAACATCTGCGGGACGGATTCGTCGCTCACCGGTGCAGCACCCCGTCTCGGTCCGGCATGGACCGAACGAAGCCCTCCAGTCCCGGCAGGGACACATGCAGATAAAGCCCAAGAAGCTCCTCGGCCGCGGGGACCTCCCAGTCATGTACGCAGAGCGCCTGCCTCTCATCCATGTCGTAGAGCGATCGGAAGCTCGCCCGCTCGAAGGCGTGCCGCGACTGCCGCGACGTGAGCAGGTACCTGTGGCCTGTGTCCGCGCCGACGGCCACGAACTGCTGCCTCCGGTCGAAGTCCTCCACCTGCTCCGGCGTCAGGAACGCTTTGAGGACACGTGTCGCCCGGATCTCGACCTCGTCGAACTCCGGTACCGGGCACCCGAGCGCCGGCTGCCCCACCGTCGCCGCCACCGCGGGCTTGTCCTCCTTCCTGGGTGCCGGCTTCTCCTTCTTCTCCACGACCGGCTCCACCGCCTGAGCCTCCACGACCGTCCCAGGCACATCCTCCGCGGTGCCGTCGATGACCTGCAGCGTCGCCTCGGAAAGCTCTTCGAGACGCCCGCTTGCGAAGCGCACCACGGACACCTGCTTCCGGTGCGGCTTCAGCTTCTTCTGCAGGAAGTCCTGCACCTGCGAGATCGGCGCGTCGAGCGAGAGCATCTGCTCCTTCAGGGAACCGAGATCGACGTCACGCAGCGCCGTCTCCGATGTCCACACCTTCTTGAAGGCCCCCGGCTTCACCGCCCGCGCGAAGAGCGCCTTCACGGCCTCCTTCTCCGTCGGGGAGAGCCCGACGAGCGTGAGGCGCGTCGACTTGTCCGTGATCTTCTCCAGCTTGATGTCGCCGTACATCGACGGCAGGTACCACGTGAAGTTCTGGGGCTTGTGCATGGGGATTCTCCTGTTCTTCTTCCTGGCTCACCAGATCCGTGAGCGCGTTGATCCGTTTCGTGAGTTTTGCCACAGCGTCGGCGTCTGGCTGCTGATCGATCTGCAGCATGCGCCTGGCCGTGAGTAGCTCGTTCAGTTCCCGAGCCATCGACTCCCGCTTCTTCGCTTCGTTGTTGCTATGGAGGCCGCCCATCGCGGGGCCGATCATCGCGAGCATCTCGCGGGCCATCTGCGCCTGGTCGCCACCGTACATGGCTGCGCCCATAGCTCCGCCGCCCCTGACGATGCCGTGGTCCATGACGTTTATGCCGTACGCATCCTGCTCGCGCTCGTCCATGTCCTCGGGGCGCGGGTTCATCTCGACCTGGAGCTTCTGCGCGAGCACAGCTAGCCGGTTCACGCACGCGAACCTCCCGCGCATGTCGCCGTCGAGTTCACTCCGCATGAGTTCCGAGAGAGCGTCGATCGCTGCCTGGTGCTTGTCCTTGTTCATCTGTCTCCTTCGAGAGCCTCCGTAATGACCGCCATCAGCGCCACGAGCCCGATGGCGTTGAGGCACTGCTTCAATTCGTACGGTATGTGTCCCAGTGGCTGCGGTGCCGGATGCCAGCGCCAGATCCCCCGCCAGTCCCGTGCGCGCACACCGATAAGCCGCGCCATCAGTACGGCCCCTGCACGAGTTCTTCGCCGACGATCATCGCGCTGAACCGCACTGTCCTGCCTGGTGCCAGATTCGCGGCGTTCCGCAGCGTCACCTGCAGGTTCAGCTGATCGCTGGGTTTCAGCGTGAACCCCGGCAGACGCACCCGCTCCAGCTGCGACTCGCGCTCCAGCCGATCCCATTCGCTCACGAGATATAGGTCTCCATCGACCTCGTTGAGCAGCCGGTAAGCGCGGTTCATATCGAGCGAGTTGACGACGAAGCCCGGCGTCGAGATCAGGAAATACTTCGGACGGAATTGTTGGTACGGCTGAAGAAGCCATGAGGCGCGTTCTTTACCGACGTCGAACGCACAGGCGTGCGTCGCCCATTGGAGGCGCGGCGCGGGCTGGGCATACCCGTGATTGTCCTGCCACACCGTAGGCTGCGCCATCACAGCGTCACCCCCAGCAGGCTCGTCAGGTTCTTCGCCGCCATCCAGCATCGCTCGCGGAACATGTCGTCGTAGCCGGGCTCGTTCACTTCAACGGCGATAGCACGCAGGACGGCCGCCGCCGAGAAGTCCTCGTCCCCGTGCGCCCCGGCCCGCGCAGCGCTCACGAGGCGCTCCGTCTGCTCCTCGTCCTCCAGCACCAGCACAAGCGTGAGCGCCCAGAGCATCTGCTGCTCGTGCGTGTACTGCCACCAGTCGCGCGGACCCTGACGCGGCCACTTGATCGCCTCCTTCGTCACGTCCGTCAGGAGTGCCGGCATCACCTCCTCGGCGAACGCCTGCTGTGCCCTGTCCATCGCTTCGTCTCGCAGAAGCTCCGAACAGCACGAGACCCAGACCTTCGCCCGCTTCTTCTGCGCGGTCGTCCAGGTCATCCCGTCGGAGCCCATCATCACGAGGGCGCGCATCTGGTCCTCGGCCAGTGCGTACTTCCCGAGCGCACAGAGCGCGATGCCGCTCGGGCTCTTCCCCGAGAGCTTCGTGTACATGCCCGTCTCGTGGATCACTGGGGCCATGATCTCGACGTAACGCGCCGGGTTCGACAAGAGACACGAGTGGAGCAGCAGCTGCGCGTAGCCCGAGCGCATCGTGACACCGAGACCGCCGAGACCGAGCACGCCCCGGCCGTAACAGTGCGCCTGGTCGACGTTCCCCCCGGCACATGCGCACGCCACGGAGTAGACGGCCTCCCAGAACGTCGGCTTGCCCACGAGCTTCGGCTTCCGAGCGCCGACGGCGTACCAGCCCGAGTACGAGCCGTACTTCGCCCAGCGCACCCACGGGCGTCCGTCCTCCGTGCGCGCCGGAGCGTCTGCCGGCGTCGCGACGTCGAGGAGCGACTCGAAGTCCGGACGCACCGAGACACGGAGAGGGGAGGACTTGTGGAGCATGTGCCTGAGCGAGCATGCCGCTAGGGGCTTATGTTGCTGGAGGCAACCACCGCTAGCGGCATGCTCTGGCTAGCACTGATAGCCAAGCTAGCCGCTACCGTCAAGCCCGGTGCTTTTTGCTCTATCTGACGGCACATGTCGCTGCCGAACCCTGGACATTTCGTGTCCTGCCGCTGCTTGACGGATGGCTAGCCAGGAGGCAGCCTGCGGTCCACAAAGTCGCGGGCCGCCCCGAGCATGAAGGAGCGGCCCGCATGTCTGAACCCACCACCTAGAAGGAGCAGACACGATGACGGTACCATCGAACCTGAAGACGAACAACGGACTCTGGCGTAGAGTAAAACTCTGGTTAGCGATCCGCGCGATGAGATGGGTGGGGATCGAGATGCCGCTCGTCACCTTCCGTGAAGGTAACGACGGGTTCAGGCGGACCGAGTTCGGATTATCTCTCGACGCGGTCACGCTCTCCTACGCGCGCCAGTGGCTGACGGCGCATGTCCAGGACGGAGCTAGCTGCCCGTGCTGCACGCAGTTCGCCAAAGTGTACGCGCGCACCATCACGTCCTCGATGGCGTACGCACTCGTGATGATCTACAAGCGGCCGACAGAGGAAGGTGGCTCGGAGTACTTTCATGTCCCGGACTACTTGTCCCGCGTCTGCAAGCTCGGTCCGACGACACGAGGAGGGGACTGGGCGAAGCTCGTCGCGTGGGGACTTCTGGAAGAGCGAGAAGGAGTGCGCGACGACGGCTCTTCGCGCACCGGCTTCTACCGGATCACCGATCTAGGCAAGTCGGTCGCTCGCGGCGAGGTCACGGTCCCGAAGCACGCGCTCATCTACAACGGAACTTTGCTTCGACTCGACGATACCAAGAGCGTGACCATCAGCGACGCGCTCGGAAAGAAATTCGACTACGCCGAGCTTATGAGCACGGCACCGAGCGGTCTTTAGAAAAGGAAGATGACGATGACATACAAGATTTCATTTATTGCTCAAGTGACGGGTTTGTCTCGGGACCGATTCGAGCTTTCCAAATCTGTGGATGGAGAAGCGACCCTGCGCCACCTCGATCCGGATGGGGAGCTTGTGTGCGAGGTGAGGCTTCCTCCCGAAGCTCTGCGGGCGCTCATTCACCAGATGCCAGTCGTGTTTCCGGAGTCAGCGACAGAGCGACAACGAGACGACGGCGGGCTCGTGCAGCCGCACGAGGAAGCGAAACCTGTCTCGCTACAAAAGAGACGGCGGCGCACAACCCTTGCGGCAGTGCCGGCGGCAAGTGAGACGCAGCCCGCTGCTCAGCGCCCAACCGAGGAAGAGGACCAGCGCGCAGTGAGCAGCATCGACCGGCGCACCGGTGAAGTGATCGAGTAGTGGCCCGCCGCATGAAGGGGAAGCTCCCGCCCGAGAAGATCGCACGCGCGACTCTCATCGGGCGGGAGCGCCATGCAGCGCGAGGGAACCCCACGACGCCAGAGGTGCTCGACGTACAGACAGCCTGCGCCGAGCAGGCTGTCGCCCTCGCCATGAACCGCGAGTGGTCCGGCGAGTTCAAGAGCGTGAGCGAGTGGAAGGTCTGGCGGAAGCTCAGCCTCACCGTTTCCGGACTGCATGTGCGCGTGGAGCACTTCGCGACGGACGGGCTACATGTGCACGAGGATGATCTGGACGACGACGTGTTCGTCCTGGTCATCGACCGCGACAGTCCGGTGTTCGTGATCGTCGGCTGGCTCCTCGGTCGCGACGCGAAGAGGAGCATGTACTGGAACGCGGAGGAGACGGCGGGGCCGCCGTGCTTCGTGGTGCCGCAGGCGGACCTGCGCTCGTGCTACGACCTGCGGCGCGAGCCCGAGCCGCAGCGCGGGGCAGGGGACTACCGGCGCGACCCGGCACCCGACTTCGCCGGCAAGGGCAAGTGGCCGCAGATGCGGTACGCCGACGACGGGGGGCACCCCTCGAAGTACGGGAACATCATCACGTCGAAATTTTCGTTACCCTGCTGCCGGTGCCAGACCATCATCGAGGCCGGTCAGCCCCTTGGTGGGAACCTCGTGACGGGGACCATCCACGGCGATCCAGCGATGTGCAAGATGAAGAAGAGGAGGGCTTCCCAGTGAGATCGTTCACGAAGCCGTCCGTGACTCGAAGCCAGATCAGATTGATACTTGACAGGCTAATATCAGCCCTGTAACGAAGCAAGTCCGATGAGCGACGAGAACACCGAGGACGAAACCCCGATTCCGAAGCATCTGGTCGTGCAACTAGACAAGGAGGACCGGGCGCTCCTGGAGCGGCTTTCGGCCATGGAAAAGCTCACAAGGAGCGACATCGTGCGCCGCGCTCTGCGCCGGTACGCAAAGGATCTGGGGCTCACAACCACACCTGCGGTCTAGGGGGACACGTGACGGAACAGCAAGTTCCACGGGATCGGTGCCTCTGATGGACTGGTCCGACGAGCGGTATGTGCGCGTTTACACGCGGGACACGCCGACGATGAAGCTCCTCCGATGGGAGGGTCGGATGGTCCTGTTCGAGCTACTTCGGAAGGTGGACAGGGCCGGCGTCATGGACTTCGGCGACGAGGGGCCCGCCGAGGCCATCGCGGCGGTGACGGACATCCCGCTGGAGCATGTGACGGTGGGACTCCAGCGTCTCCTGGACCGCGGGTGCGTCGTCGTGAAGGACGGCTCCATCGTGATCTCGAAGTTCCTGGAGGCGCAGGAGTCGCCACAGTCGGACAAGCACCGACAGCGGGAGTACCGGGCCAAACGGCGCGACCTGGCGAGGCATGGTGTCACAAATCGTGACACGACCACTGTCACAAATCGTGACACCTCCGACGCTTCTCGTGACACCCCACAGAAGGGGGCAGATACCCCCACTGTCACGAAACCAATCATCCCCGTCACGGGACCAATCGCGCCTGACTACAAAGACGCCGAAAACGTCACTCTGTACTGTACTGTGCCTAACTGTACCGTGCCTAACTGTACCGGTACCCATACTACTGCAGCTGATCGTAGCGCGCGTGAGACCGGAGTCGTCGCCCCCGAGCCCGAGCCCGAACCAACGAAACCGAAGATCGAGAAGACCCCGTGCCCGGTCGACCTGTGGGAGCACATGCCTGAGCCGACGAAGCGAGCGCTCGACGTGGCCCAGATCCCCTCGGCGGCTCAGGAGTACATGTGCCGTGGATTCGCCGCGAGGTACGCCGGGCGCACCGACCAGCTTCGGACACTGGACCAGTGGGTCTCCAGCGCTGTCCGCGCGATCCAGTCTGACTGGAACGACCCGAACAAGCGACCGAAGCAGCCAGCGCCGTCGGCGAACGGCTCCGCGCCTCGCGCGCCGGGTCCGCAGGACTTCAGCGACCCCCTGTCGCGACGACTCTTGGGAAGGAAGATCCAGTGAAGCAGATCGGCAGCCTGTTGGCGGAAGTGACCGAGTTCACGCAGCGGTACATGCGCGAGCGCGAGGAGAAGCTCCGGAAGAGCATCGGTGACAAGCACGTGCTGACCTGGGTCGAGGAGACGTACGGTGACGCCGTCGCGTTCCTGTTCCCGGATGACTTCTCGATGAACGATCTCGTCACGACCGTGAGTGACGGCGCGCTCGACAACGCGAAGAAGCGCCTGAAGCTCTGTGCCACGTGCCCGCCTCACGGCGGCGCGTGCGCCAGCGAGTACGAGAGCAATCACGGCAAGGCGCCGAAGTGGGATCGCGAGAAGGGTCTTCGGTCGGAGTGGTGCCCGCGCTGGAAGGAACACACCCTCCGGAGGAAGTTGACCAGCGTGGGTGTCGGAGAGGCGTATCTCGGCGAGCGCTTCAGCACGTACGTGCCGACCACTGACGCGCAGCGCGACGCGAAGGCGCGGTGCGAAGAGTACGCGGCAGCGTTCAAGCGAGGCACGACACGCGGCAACCTGATCCTCGCCGGCCAGAACTACGGCGTCGGCAAGACGCACTTGTCCATCGCTGTGGTCGCGGACCTGCTCGCTCGGTATCGACTGCGCACGGCGATGTTCGCGTACGTGCCGGAGTTCCTGGAACGTATCCGGCGTTCGTACTCAAGCGACGACCCTGAGCAGCGTCTGGTCGAGAACGCATGCACCACCGATCTTCTGGTGCTCGACGATCTCGCTGCACAGCGCACGACGGATTGGGTGCGCGAACAGATGAACCTGATCTCGAACGCCAGGTCATCCAACAAGCTCCCCACGATCATCACGACGAACGCATCGTTCAAGGAACTGGAAGAGACGCTCGGGCCGCGCGCAGCGAGTCGGTTCTTCGGGAACATGTTTGGTGCTGTGGTCGACGGACCAGATCGCCGGGTCGTCGAAGTCTGATGGCTGACGTCGTCCCGATCCGGCAGACGGCTGCACCAATCTGTGATCTCGACGCAGAGGCCGCGATGCTCTCTGCGATGTTCGTGGATCCGGCGCGCTACGACGACGTCATCAGCATCTGCGGACCGGAGCAGTGTTACGCGGACGCCAACAAGCGCATCTTCGAGGCTATCGTCGAGCTTCGAGAAGCCAACAAACCGATCGACATCGTGACGGTCGCGCAGTCACTGCATGCGTCCGGACGTCTCGCGCAGGTTGGAGGCACGCCGTACCTCGGACAGATCGTCGACTCTGTGCCGCACATCGCGCACGTCGCGGAGTACGCGGTCATCGTCCGGGAGAAGTGGCGACTGCGACAGGCGATGGCGCGTGCGCAGACGATCATCGGCACCATCCGTGGCGGCACAGTCCCGAACGATGAGGTTCAGACGCTGCTCGAAGAAGCCGAGCAGTGGTTCGCGGAGATCGCCCACCAGCGGCAAGACAAGTTCCTGATTCCGATCAAGGACACGCTCAGCGAGGCGCTGAAGAGCCTGCAGGAGATGTCGAAGCGGGGCGCGGCAGTCACTGGCACGCCGATGCTGCTGGGGCCGCTCGACGAGGCGATGAGTGGCCTACATGAAGGCGACCTGTACATCGTCGCGGGTCGCCCAGGATCCGGCAAGACAGCGTTCGCTATGGGCATCGCCGTGAACGTCGCCGCGCAGGACGAAGGCGTCGGGGTTTTCTCCCTGGAGATGCCGTCCATCCAGCTTGTCACGCGCATGCTGTCATCGCACACGCGCATCGAACTCGGTACATTCCGGAAGCCTCGCGAGGTAGGCAACCATTGGCCAGCGATCACGAGCGCCATCGCCACGATGGAGAAGCTCCCTATCTGGATCGACGACACGGGCGGCATTACGATCTCGGAGATCCGAGCGCGCGTTAAGAAGCTCAAGGCCGACATCGCGAACAAGCGCGTCGGCAACGTCACGTGCAAGGGGCTCAAGGTCGTCATCGTCGACTACCTGCAGCTGGTGCAGGCGCAGCGCGGCAAGGGTCAGAACCGCGAGCAGGAGGTCGCGCTTGTGTCGCGCTCGTTGAAGCTCCTCGCGAAGCAGGAGAATGTCGCCGTCATCGCGCTCTCGCAGCTGAACCGATCGAGCGAGTCACGGAAGGGCAGTGACAAGCGGCCGCAGCTGAGCGATCTCCGCGAGTCGGGGGCCATCGAGCAGGACGCCGACGCGGTGCTGTTCGTGTTTCGGCCGAGCATGTACGCCGAAGATCCGGAGTTGGAGGGCTGGGCCGAGATCATCATCGGCAAACAACGAAACGGCCCGGTTGGCACCCACAAGCTCGCTTTCGCCAAGGAATGCGTGCGTTTCGACTTGCTTGAACGGAGCGAGTTCGACGAGTACGATGGTTTCCAGGACATGTGATCCTGGGAAACACCAATGGCCAAGAGACGCGCGTCTTCTGCCGACGACATCACGCTCTACGACATCGACCCGGTCTTTCAGGACAAGCTCATCGCTTGGCTGACACAGAAACCGAAGGGCGTTGTCGTCGACATCGGCGCCACGCCTGAAGCGTTCACGATCACGCTCGACCCCGGCGGCACATTCCTCGACGAGAGCTTCGAGCATGTACTGAGCGCTTCGATGGGCTCACGCTCGAAGAAGAAGTACATCGACCCGGAGTTGGAGAACCGGATTCACATGTTCCTTCACGCGGCGAAGGCACGTCTGACGTTCGGCGCGAGCAAGGACGGCGTGTTCAACATGACCGTCTCGAATCCAGACTCGCGCGGCACCGCGAGCGACGAGGACTTCGAGTTCGCGCTCGTGATCGCCGAGGAGAAGTTCTGGGAGAACATGCCGGCTCGGCCGAAGGTGCCGATCGTGACTGTGCCGGCGCCGATGATCAGCCCTGAGGCGCGAGAGGCGATGCTGGGAGACGCTCTGCCGCCTGGGATGGCGCAGTACTTCCAGCCGCGCCCGACGCTGTCGCTACCGGCGCGACCGTCGCTGTCTCCGTCGCCGGCACAGACGCCAGGCGGATTCGTTGGCGCCTGGCAACCGCCCGCGGCGCGACCTGCGCCAGCGCGACCTGCGCTGCCAGCGCCGAAACCGAAACCGAAGCCGAAGTCCACGCCACTGAAGTTCCCGTTGGTCAGCCCGACTGTGCCGGTGATGACCTCGCTCGGTCAGGCGCCGTCGTTCTTCGGGGGCTCGACGCCGCCGCCGGGACAGTTCATCTCGAAGAACGCTCGCCGTCCGCCACCTCCGCCGTCGTCGAGACCGTTCGATCCGAGCGTGCCGCCTGTGCGCTACGCGAAGCCGCACCACTTCGCGGTGAACGTGCCGGGTGGGCGACACTCCCCAGGCGGTGCCTGGCGCATCCACCTCGCCGGTGGCGACGTCGCTCGCGGAGCCCACGCCGACTACGACGAGGCTGCGCAGGAGGCCCGTCACACGTACGGCCCCTCGGGTTGGACCGTCGAGTGGCACGCCGCGGGCCGCTGATGTAGCCTGCGGCACATGATCGCTCTCGGCGTCGTCATCAACCCGAAGCTGAAGGTGCCCGTGCTCGTGGTGGCCGATGGAGGCCACATCAACATCAGAGCGTTCCCGACCGTGGGCGAGGACGGGGAGGATCAGGAATGGGAATACCTGGGCGATGGGTATTACGGGGAGGATTCCGGATCGTCGATCACTGGCCTGCCTCGGTCGCACACCCCGAATCGTGGCCCGCGACGAGCGCTGAGACGGAACCGCGTCGAGACAGAGGGGATGGGCTACGGCACATCGCTGTACACGGCACTCTGTCTTGGGGCGCACCAGAACCACGAGTGGAACGAGCAAGGGGAACGCGACCGGTACAAGATAGGGTCGTACGGCCCGACCGGTGACGGGATCTCCTCGATGGAGGGGACCCGATCCGAAGAAGCCGAGGCTTGGTGGAGCGCTGCGCGACGGCGGAAGCTCGTCGCATCGGAGGAGCACGAAGAGACGGACGAAGGAGTGGACGTCACGAGGGAGTACTCCTACCGGATCGAGGACCAAGAATACGATGGTGGCAACATCACGCACGTGAACACGATCGATGTGGATGTCGAGAAGATCATGACCGTGGACGTCTACACGTGGGAGAGCGCTCTCAAGCACAATCTGATCATCGCGTCGTTCACGGCTACGTTTACGCACTCCGAACCGGCTGGCTTGTGGCAAGCACTGCAGCGAGACGGGATCCATGAGGCGTATCCGCTCTGGATCCTCGGTCTCGACGTGCGCGGATTCACGCTCGACGCAATCAACCTGCTCGGCCTCATCGGGCAGAGCGCCGGGCTCAGCGATCAGGATCTGTCGAACCTACGGTATCGCTGGGAGCGCCAGATCGATCCGTCGATGCCGGTGCCGCAGATCGTGTTGCCGTTCAAGCCGAACAGCGCGGCCGCGCACGAGGCGATGGAAGCCGTGGAGCAAGCGGCGGAGATCCGAGAAGCGTCCGGATGGGACAACCTAGCGGATCTGCCGTGACGGATCACTACGCCCGGAGCGACATCGACGACCTGATCGATCGGGCTGCCGCCGCGCTCTCGGTCTCCGGTGTCGAGCCAGACGACGTCATCGAAGCCATGGTCGAGGACGGGGTGGAGCCGGGCGACGCGATGCTCGCGGCACATGCCGCGGCGCTCATGGTGCAGACGCGGGATTGGCTGGAGGAACACGGCGAGGAGTACGAAGAGAATCGCGCCGTCTACCACGGCAGCGCCCGCGCCTTCGCTCCTGAGAGGGCGTATCCGATGGAGGGAAGCTACGGTCCTGGGATCTACTTCACGTCCAAGGAGTTTGGCGCGAGGAAGTTTGCGCAAGACGGCGGACAGATTATCGCCTGCGACATCACACTTCAGAATCCCGTGGACTACTTCGCGTACTTGTCCGGCCCTGACGAGTACATCGGCACGAGCGATAAAGTGAAGGAGTCCTGGTCACCGATGGAGAAAGTGATGAAGTGGGCTCTGTCAGCCGCAACGAGCTTGTTCCCTGACGCATCCTCGGAGGAGGTGGCAGCGGCACGGGAGCGTGGGCGCCTGAAGAGTCATCTGCTGAGCATGCTCGGCTACGACGGAATCATCGTGGACTTCTCTCACCCGAGCGCGAAAGTTCCGCGCACCGCCTCACCGGACGAGGTTTACTACATCCTCTTCAGCCTCTACGGGAAGAACTGCAAGGTCGTTCCGCAGTGATCCCCGCGGTTGAAGTAGTACCGATCGACGCCGAGGAAGCGTCTCGCTTTCTCGGCGATGGAGAAGGAGGTCTCTGGGTAGAAAGCGAGGGCCTGCTGCTGCAGACGACGAGCAAGGCGCTCGGTCTGTTCGTTGACGGAAAGATGGTCGGCGCCGCGACGCTATGGCTCTACGACAAAGACGCCTCGGACAGAGATGTCTGGGGGTATGAAACGTGCGAAGTAACCGCACTCGGAATCCTGCCTGAGTACCGGAAGCGAGGATTGTCAGAGATGCTCGTGCTCGCGGCGCTCGACGAGTGCAAGCGATCTGGATCTACGAAACTGGGCGCGTGGCCTGTGACGGAAGGGATGGCTGCTCAGGTTGGAATACCTCGCGGCGGCTTTTCTACGCGACCGTTGAACGCGAACGTCCGCAAGAAGGCGTGGGTCGAGCAGCTGCTCACGAAGCGCGACAAGATCGAGAAGGCCATCGGTATGCCGCTCGGCACGATGCTCGGCTGCGGCCACTGGGGCTGCGTGTTCGAGAGCACGCCGCCGTGGGTCGTGAAGCTCTCGATCGATCCGACGGAGGGACCGATCTGGTCGAAGATCAAGGGACTGCTCGACGAGGAGCGATACGGCGACGGGGGCTTCCCAGAGATCAAGAGCCTGCACCGGATCACGCCGGACATCCCGTACGGTGGACGGAAGAAGAAGGTCTGGGCGATCGTGAGGGAGGGGATCGAACCGGTGTTCGTGAACGATCGGAAGGGACTGCGCTTCAGTCAGTACACGTTGGACAAGCTGGGGCTTCCTGTCGATGCTCCGGCGTATGGCCCGAGCGCACAGTACGGGGACTTCTCCCGCGCGATCGAGGGGCTCGATAGGTACCGCCTTGCGGCGCAGGCGTGGCACAGACGTAAACGAGGAGAGGACACGAGCGCGTGGGGCTCTCCATCGTTCTCGTCACTGGAATCGATCGAGGAGTACATCTCGCGACTCGATCGACACTTCAGCGGCAGCGCCTTCGCGCCGCTCGGTGAGTCTCTCTCAATGCTTGCCTCGAACGGCGTCTACCTCCGTGACGTGCACCTGCTGAATATCGGCTGGCACATCGCCCGCGACGCCGACGACTGGGACCGCATCGTGATCTTCGATCCGGGCCACACGCCGACGGCGGGCGGGAAGGACATCGAGCAGATTCTGGTCGAGAACGGGAGGGAGGCGCTGTGAGCAGCCCGCGCTACCTGAGCCTCCGGCTCATCGACCAGTACATGTCCGCGGCCAGGAAGCTCGGCGTGTCGGTCGTGGCGCGAAGCCCTCGCGGGTTTATGACGGCGTACCGGCGTGCCAGCGGAGAGCCGAATCGGCTGTCGGAGCACTGGGCGCGGAAGCGAGACAACTTCGTGGCTCGACACATGGCGCAGGTGAAGGCGCATGGAGAGCCGCTCTGGCAGGACGGCGTGCCGACGCGCAGGCACCTGGCGCTGATCATGTGGGCGTACTCTCCGAGCCCGGCGCGGCTTGCTAAACTCGCGACGAGGATGTCGTGAACCCCGCGCGCACACTCACGCTGTACCACGGCACGTCCACCGTCTTTGCCGACGAGATCGAGCGTGACGGCCTACGCGATCCGTACCTGGCAGCCGAGCCAGAACTGGCGGAGTATTACGCGGAGGAGGCGGTTGAGGCTCATGGCGGCGAAGAGCTTGTGCTGAAGGTCTCGCTGAAAAACACGCGAGCGTTGCGGTACGACGGTGCCGCGATGGACGAACCTGTGATGGCGAGCGAGGAAGAGCGTGACGAGGCGTGGGAAGAGGCTGGGCGCAAACACCCGGAATGGATCGTGCGCGGCTACATCGACGTTCCAAGGACGGCCTGGCGCGTCTCGTACGACGGCGTGGGCTCGGTGCGGTACGAGGGAACGCTGAAGGTCGCGGGGGGGACGGGTAAGCTCGTCGCGAACGCCGACCGAGAGACCTTCGCGGAGCAGATCGCTCGCATGCGCCGCGAGCGCGAAGCGCACATCGAGCGCGTCCGCGCCGAGGTCGAGCGAACCGGCGCGTACGTCGTCCAGGTGACCGACGCCAATCCGGTCACCGACTACCCTGGCGGGTGGCAGACCATCACGCGCTCGACCAGACCCGGCATCGCCTGGCAGGTCACATCCTGGCAGGGGGACCCGCGGGGCCCGGACGCCATCCCGACGGGGCACATCGACATCGTCGGTAGCATCGAAGATGCTGCGAAAGAGGTCCGCCCGCGCGTGCGTTGACTGCAGGCATGTGTCCTGGCACTGTTTCGGCATGCCGATCTCGCTGAACCTCCTGGTCAATCCGTCCTTGGTCGGTCCTCCCCCCGTTCCTACGCCGGCCTTTCCTCCCAGCGGCCAGCTTCTCGTGACTGTTCAATCGGCCACAGCAGATGGTCTCGCTGCCAGCACTCAGCGGGCTCTGCTTGACGTTCAAGAACGCAACGTCGAGATTATTGCGAAACTCGGGCCCAGCTACGCTCTGTGGATCTCCGACGCGACTCTTTCTGGTGGCGGCGACGGACACACGTTCGTTTTGGAGATCCTGTTTGTGTCGAAGCTGATCAATTTTCTGGCAGTGCTTTTTGCCTTGATTGGTACAGACCTCTCGCTTGCTCCTGAGAACTTCCGGTTTCAGTTTGCACTGGCCGGCGACGCAGAGAACTTGCCTCCGCTGTACGATCCGATGCTGCAGACGTTGTTCGATACGGTCCCCGCGCCTCCGTTCCAGCCGCAGGCGGCTATCGGGATTTTCAACCTGTGGGCCGGCGCAGCGAAGGGGACACGCTTTATGATGGGTGTCGGAGCGCTCCTCGCGCCGGAGGAGCAGCAGCTTCGGGCGAGCGCATCGTCCGCCGCCGCTTCCCCGCGCACGATGAGCGACGTGCTCGCCGCCGCCCGCGCGATGCTCAAGAAGTAGTCCGCTCACTCGCGACACATGCTCGCGCAAACAAAATGACGTAGGCATGTACGCTTGACTTTCTTGTGTTGACGTAATCGTTTCGGTTCCCATACTGGCTAGCCAGGAGGAACTGGAACAACATGAGCAAGCAGTACTCGGGACATTCTCTCATCAGTGACGTCACGCCTTGGTGGTGGTCGAGCCGCTGGGGCCAGGGCGAGATCAGGCGCGCGGTGCTCGCGCTGCTCGCGACGAGGAAGTTCGACATCTCGCATGTCGAAATCTCGCGCGAGGGCCTGCAGGTGAAACTCGCACTCGGCGAGCAAGAGGACGTGAACCGCACGCAGGATCGTGTGAACGCCCTGAAGGCGGCGCTCGACGAGATGGTTGCGGCGTGATCCGGGCCGTAGTCGGCATTGATCCCGGTCTCGCCTCGTGCGGGCTCGCGATCGTCACGAAAGAGATACAGGAACCGTGGCGGCTCGTGTACTCACAGACCATCCGAACGCCGCCGAGCATGGATCTGCACTCCCGGATGCACGAAATCTACACGGCGATGCAGGGGGTGCCGACCGACCTGTTCCGGGGCGTCCATATGCACGAGGCCCTCTTCGCCTGCGAGAACCAGTCCGGAGTCCTGGAGGGGAAGCGCCGCACCGGGCAGACGAACGCTGCGGCTGCGCTCGTCCAGCAGGTCGTGGGCATGGCGCGCGTCCGGGCCTTCTCGTTGGTGGTCCGGTTCGTTGAGCCGACGCCAGCGCAGGTGAAGACGGTGCTCGCCGGCATCCCGCGGACGGCGAGCAAGGCGCAGGTGCAGCGGGCGGTACGTGCCCTCGTGAGGGACTGCCCGAAGGTGATGAGCGAGCACGCGAGCGATGCGATTGCGGTGGCGCTCGCGGGAGCGAGGATGGTCCGGTGAAAGAGCGCATCAAGCTACCGAGCGACCTCGCCCTCGCCGACGACGCGGCACTGGAGTTTTATAAGGGTGCGTGGTGGATCGTCGCCACGAATCAGGGCGGCTACGACTGCACGAGGGTGTCTCTCCCTGCGCTGCTCAGGTGGCTCCGCGCGAACCGCCCCGACTTGCTGAAGGCTCCATGATGGCGACCGTCATCTTCGGCTTCGCCGACGGGCGCATCAGCGGCGGGATCGGGTGCGATCTTTTCAACGGCGCGTTCGCAGAGGTTCTGCGGCTCGCGACGCTGTACCGCGCCGAGGCGGTCTGGTGCCTGCCTCTGAATATATGGGAGAAACTGTGATGGCACTCAAGACTCCGCTGAAGTTGAAGAACACACCACAACCGCACCGTGCCTTCCCGCCGCTCCCGGTTATGAAGCCACTGAGCAGCGCGACGCCGAAAGCCCCGACCGGACAGGTCGAGCGCTGGCTCGTGATCCACAAGCGGACCGGCGGCGTGCTCGGCGTCGCCTGGGACCACTACTGGTTCGGCGCGCGTGCCCGCGCCGAGTGGTACTACAAGGTGCCGCTCGACGCCCTCACGCTCCGGCACATGCCGCTGCTTCAAGTCGAGAAGGACGCGCAGTGCAACATGAGCGGTGAACAGCTGGTGAAGGCTCTTGGGTTGAAGATGCACACGGAGGTCGTCGTCCAAGACGTCGACCATGCCGAGGGGACGATCACTCTCGGGCGGGGGTGCGGCATGACCTTCTCGTTCAACGACGAGTCCGGCAAATACTTCAGCTGTATGCTGCCGACTGGCCACACCGGGGATCACCGCGCCTTTGCTGGACCGACTTGCGACGTTGTGTTCCGATGGCGTGAAGGCTCCGTCGGCGGTGCCTTGGCCTGTCGGCTGGCGCTCGGGCATCGCGGTAAGCACCACGGATACAAGAGGCGCTGGAAGACGGGCGAGGGACTGGTGAAACGATGACCAATGAAGAGATCGCTGTTCAGGCCAAGAAGCTCATGTTGGGACTCCGCGGGTCTGGTCTGAAGTCTATTGACGTCCTAACGATCCTCCTCTCGGCGCTGGCGGCCACGGCGGTTTACTGCGGCGTGTCGAAAGACGATGTGATGGAGAATGTGGAGCGCGCCTACGATGCGGTATCGGGGCTCAAGCAGAACTAAAGGGAAGCACATGACAGACTTCGGAGGCATGGGCGGTGTGCAGGGCGGGCGTCCGCGGAACGACGAGGATCTATTCGAGGTTGCGGTCGAGCGCGCTCTCGGCGAACGGCTGCGCAAAGAGCACACACCAAACCTGGGCCGCCCGGACTGGTACGAGGGCACAGGCATCGGCCACCGGCTCTGGGGCTCGCTCTCGAACGTCGACTGGAAGCACGAGAACGGCGACACGGCGAGCTACTCGTTCCGGGCGGCGGGCGACCTGATCGCGACCATCGTGGGCGAGGGCGACTACATGGACTGGTACTGCTCGCACGCGCACGGCGTGGTCGATCCCGAGATTGCGGAAGCGATGGCGCGCGAGGGCTGGACGGCGACCGTGATGGAAGGGGAGCTTTGAACCCGTACTGGCTTTTCGCGATCCCACTCGCCTGGCTCTCCGGCTATCTGGTCGGCCAGGATGCGGGCCGCGACGCCGAGCGCAAGCGCGTGCTGGACGGCGTACATATGGCCTTATATCGCCTGACCAGTCCGCTGCTCGGTACGCTGTACCGCTGGATCCGAGCGGAGCTAACTATGGACGAGGCGACAGCCGAGTTCGACGAGTACGCCGCGGCGAAGAAGGCGAAGCACGAGGGAGAGCAGCAGGCGCTGCTGGAGCGGCTTGGGCGGTACAGCGAGAAACAGAAGGAGAGGGAGTAACACATGTCGTACGAAGCAAAGATCCTGGCGGACTCACTGAGTCCGGCTGACCACCGCGTGACCACGATGCAGGTCACATTCCCCAGGCTGATTCTGGCGGAGTTCAACACGCACC